GTAGAAATTTGTCTAGCATTGGTTGTAGTTGTTATAGTAGTGGTTGAATACGGTGTATCAACGCTAGGCGGATTTTTTGCGGCCATGTCAGAGTCCTCTTTTTAATATTTACCGAAATTAGGCAACTAGTACCGCCAACAAAAAACCCGCCGAAGCGGGTTTTTGATTTGAGTGCAATCTCGGATTAAGAGAAAGACAAGTTGCTAACAGCGATTTCTCCAACATAATCGCCAGCATTACCGAAAGATGATGCAGTGTTAGTGAGCTCGATGTAGCCATATCTTGTCATGAATGACACGACTGGTTCGAATGTTGATGGATCCAGAACAACACCACTGCTCATCAACGGAATGTATGGGCAGTAGAATGCGGCTGCATCAGCTTCTGAAGAACCTTTGTAACCAACCAACACAGGTGTTGAGTCAGATGCATAAGAGTCAACGAACACACGCATTGCGCCGTTCAATGTACCCACAAACTTGGTGTTTGTTGGAGCTTCAAATGTGCCTTCTGTTGTGCGAGCAAAAGCACTAGTAGTTGCAGATTGCAACACTGTCAAACTTGCTGGAGAAACAACGGCCCAGTTACCAGCGCCACGACGTGTGCGCTGAGCGATCAAGTTAGCAACACGGTTGATCAAAACAGCCAATGCGGCATGCTCGTCACCAACGAATGTAGCTGTACCAGATACAGTAGCTTGGTTGTATGTAAACTCAGTCTGAGCCAATGAGCGCAAGCTCAAGAGGATCTCTTGGTCAATCTCAGCTGTGATCTCTTGTGCAAGAGCAGCCATGATTTCTGCTTCAACGTCAATACCGTGCATGGCTTGTGCATCTTGAGCTGCCTCAAATGTCCAACGAGCTTGCAATTTACGTGTCTTGGCTTCAACAGCTTGTTTCAAGATTTGAACAGAGATCTGACGACCGCCGTTACCTTCCATGGTAGCTGTTGCACCACCAGAATAACCTTGAGCTGCTGTTTGTGTGGTGGCTGCGTTAGCAGCTCCGCCAGCGCCTGCAGAGTATGCAACAGCGATCTTGAATGGACTCAATGCTTCTTCACCAGCAACTACGCTAGTAGCGGCTGCTGATTGGTCAGTCATTGTGGATGCATAACGCACACGCAGAGTGTGGATCTGTCCAACAGGTCCTGTCATTGGCTGAACGCCAACAATTTCGTTGGCAATAACTGTGGGCATAACACGTCGAATCACTGGCAGAATAACACGATTCAGCGTAGCGATATTACCGGAAACAGTGGAACCAGAACTGGCATTCTCTTTCAGGTACTTGCGAGTGTTTTCGAGGATAACACTCATTGAGTTGCGACGGTTGCCCTTGAGGCCTTCCATAAGGGCTTCTTTGGTCTCGTCCCAACGGCTTTCTAATAGTTCTTGTGACATTTAAGTCTCCTATGTTACTATATTACAAACCAGCCAGGCGTTTGATGTCAATTACATTACTGCGATCTTCATTCTGCGCGGCTGGCACGGTTTTATCACCAGTTACAACACTAACACTTTCACTGAGAGCTTTACGGGCCTTGGGTGAAGAGTTAGATAGTACAGCTGGTAGATACTTTTCGTATGCGTTTTTTAGACGAGACGTCTGAACGCTTTCCAAGAGATTCTTCATGACAGCTTGCTTTTCCTCATTTAAGGGGCCAAGCAATTCTTCCATGACGCTTGCACGTTCATTGGATTCTTGTATACGACGAATTTCCTGATTCTTTGATTCCACAAGGGTTTTGGCTTTGCGGACAATTTTGGTGGCTTCGCTCAACTTTTGATCTTTTTCAGTCAATGCCTGTTTAAGTTCACGCACAACTTTGTTTTCACTCAGGTGTGTGTGGTTAAATTCAGCGGCATAAGCTTCAAAAATCTTACGTCCAAAATTGTTCTCGCGAGCAACCTGGATGTCTTCTTTGAATTGAGAGAGTTCTTGCTTGAGATGGCTGGCAACAACCTTGGTCATCTTGTTGGCACTTTCCTTGATGAATCGTGCTTTGAGAGTTTCAAGTTTATTACGGGCTTCGCTCACCAAACGAACCTTGGTTTCCACCAAGTCACGTTTGTCTTGAGCAAATTCCTGGATCTCTTCCGCAAGTGCTCGCACAACAAAATTCTCGAGTTTAGCGAGGCTTTCGTTGTGTTGCTTGCGGTCTTTGCGTAGTTCGCCAATTTCTTCAGCAAGCTTAGTGACCATGAAGTCATTAAACTTTGTAGATGATTCTTTCATCTTGCGTTGGAACTTGACACGATCTTCAGCTAGCGATTGCTTTTCAGCAGTCACGGCTTGAATCTCGGCAGTGAGACCTTCAGTTACCATGCGATCTAGGGCTTCTACCATTGTAGTTTTATCATGCTCATAGCGTTGTGCAAACTCTTCGCGGAGTTCTGCACGTACCTGCTCACGAGCCTCGGTCAATTTAGATTCCCAAGCTTCGTTGAGTTCTTGACCAATGTCTTCGTTAATAAGGCCGCTATCTAGTAGTGGTTTGATTGCATCAAACATGCGTTTTCTCCTAGATTTTGAGATCCTTGATGAGCTTGATAACCTCGCTCTTCAAGTATCTCTGTACTTTGTTGTCTTTACCCGCATCTCTAGCCATATCTAAAACCTTGTGACCATGTTTCATGTTCATCAAACCTTCGTAAATAGCTTTGGGATATGCATTGGGTGCACTGGGCTGGGCAACAATGTCGACAGTGACTATTTCAAAATCACTGACGTGTCCGTTTGCGTCGTTCACGTTACCGGAACCACGACTGGAAACTCCTAACTTCACACCTGATTGCAACATGGTTGTAACCAGTTGTCCCATTGGTGTGGGAAGAATTTTTAATTTACCAAAACCGTTGGGGCCGTCCATCCACATGTTAACAATGAGGTGACTCACGCGGTCTAGGTTAATTTTAAGGTCATCTGGGTGATCAACTTCACCCATAACTGAATAACCTTCTAAGATTTGTTCATTCAACGTGCCAACTGCACGTTCAATTTCATTCACAGGGTACACACGTTCGTTGGCGTTTTTGACACCGCCTTGAATGCAGATGCCCTTCATAAAGAGGTCCTTACCTTCACCAGAGCCTTCGACAATCATGCCGGCCTGGTTAAAGGTAAGATTTTCTCTAAGGTAAAGAGCCATTTACCTGTAGTCCTTAGTGTGTGACAGACTTGGTGTTAACACCAGTGGCCTGTGCCAAGTGTGGCTTGGTAGCAGGGCTCAACTTTACACTGCCTTGAGCAGGAGTGTTTTGCACTTTACCAATCAATTCTTTTGTAGTTGGAGCAGGGCGTCCGTTACCGCCGTCGCCTGTGGCATGCACTGGTTTGGCCATTGCACCACGTGCGCCGCTGTTGGCAGCCACTGGGCTCTTACTGGAAACACCAGTGTTGCTAGGTGTAGAAACTGTTTTCAAGCTGATGTTCTCATTGAACATGTTTTCAGTTTCCATCTCATCGTCAGCAACTTCAACACCAGTCATGTTGTCAAATTCGTCACCGGATACTTCTTCACCAGGTGCAGAGCCTGCATCGTCACCCATCAAGGACTCAAATTCAGCCATGAGTTCGTCAAGCTTGTCTTCTAGGTCAACCACGCGATCTTCTAGATCGCCGTCATCGTGGCCGGCTTCCATGTCATGTGTTACTTCTTCGCCGTCTTTTTCAGCTGTGTCATCAAACTCAGCATCATCTTCTTCCATCATGCCATGTTCTTCGGCTTCAACGTCGTCAATCAAGTCATCAGCTTGATCACCGCCAAGTGCCATGCCTTCTTCCATTTCTTCAGCTTCTTCCATTTCTTCAGCTTCTTCAATTGAATCGTCTCCCTCTTCGGCAGCTTCTTCAACATCCATCATTTCTTCATAGATCTGGCGGCTTTTTTCCACAACGATGTCATGGAATAATTCGCGGGCTTTCGCGTCTTCGTCATTGATCACGTATTCGATCAGTTGTTCAAATTTGTTCATGAGTCCCTCCAATGTAAATGGCTCTATAAAATATATTTACAGATATTGGTGAATAACATGCTCTTTAAGCATGTTTTTTATGTATATTATGATTTTTTGGGTTAGGCTAAGGGCTGAGCCGGTGGTGCGTACTGTCTTTGCACTCTTTCCAGTCGTTCGCTAAATTCAATTTGACGAATGTCATTTAATTTGCGAAGTTTGTTGATTTGACGTAATGTTAATTTGGTCTTGCGAAGATCTCCCAATTTTGGCTGAGAATTGTCCTGGGCCACGTCTTGGTAAGCTGAGTTTTCTTTTTGGTATAGTTCAAGCAAGATCATAATATTATTTATACAGAAGGGGCAGCGCCTGCGGCTGGCTGTTGCCCTGGTGCAGTTCCTGGTGCACCTGGTGCAACTCCCGGAGCAATGGGCACGCCGCCGCCTGTTTGATCCATGCCTGCAACTTCTTCACCTGTGGTAATATCTGTTTCCATGTCAGCTGGAGTAATGCCAACACTACGTAAATCAGTGCCAGTTGCAGGTGTGGCCTCGGGCGTGGCTCGTTCTTCATCCCAGAGTTCTTCATTTTCACGAATCTCTTCTTCAGTAAGACCTAGATAACGCTTGAGCAAGAAACGCTTGCTTAGATATGGGATTTGTTCAAGACTTGTAAAGGTTGCAACCCGTGTTGTGTCTAGTTCAGATTCACGATAACTGGCAAAGTTTTGAGGTGGATTAAACGTGATGCTGAACAGTCCTGAATCAATGTTAAAGCCTCTCCAGCGCATGAACATTTTGAATTCGTCATCAAGTTTTTCCACAATCAGTCGCTGTAAACGCTCGCAGTATTGATTGAACCGATATTCTTGAATCAATGCTGTGCCCACACGCCCGTCGCTCATTACTCGATCACTATCATCTGGCCCAGTGGGCAAATAGCTTGATGGCACACGCAGACCACGACACATTTTGTTGTTAAAATACTTTAAATCGTCAATTTCGCCTAGATTTGACCCACCAGCTAGTGTGTCAACACTGCTGCCACGACCGTCTGCTGTCTGGGGGAAGAAGTAATCTTCGTTAATAGATAGTGGGTTATAACTACTATCCATGATGTTTTGGCCACCACCGGTGTTGCTGGGTATTCTACGTTGGTGAATTTCGTTTTTAACACGATCCACAAATGCCATGGCCATGTGACTTGGCATGTTACCAACGTCAATTTTGAATACTCTACGCTCTGGTGCACGTGCCACTCGATAGATCAACACAGCATCTTCTAATAATTCTTTTTGTTTGAAAACTTTAAAAATAGTTTCTAATACACTCATGCCAAACGGCCAGTAGTAATCCAAGCCTTCTGTTAGACTCAAGTGTACCACATGCTTGGCATCAATCACAGCTTCGTTCATGGCTGCCGAGAAACGACTTTGTCCCGAACCTTGGCCACCTTGGCCTCCACCGTTGGGCACAGTATAGTTCATGGGTGCAACGTAACCCGAGCTTGCAGGATTTGATGTAAAGTCACTTGTGGTCTTTGCAGCCACAGTCAAGTTCTGAAAGTTGGGATTGATGTCACGAATAACATACTGCTCAGGTCGTTTGCCTTCGCTTTCGTTAACAATCACTCGAGCAACCTTGGTCATGTCAACCCAGTACATTTCAAATGTTTCGGGGTCTCGAATAAAAACTTGATCTCCGTACTTGATTGTGTTGCGGAAAATGCGGAAAATACGCTGATCTAGTTTGTTGAGTTTGACCCACTGTTGCAACTGTTTCTTGATGATACTGACTTCGTTATCACTGGGAGTTTCATTGTAATTTACATCAAACGGAATGTTGTCATCGTTGGTCATTTGAGTAGAAAACTCAGCCAATATGTCCAGGCAAGCATTGATCTCGCTGTCTAAATCCATTTGTTCATATTGATTGTATCGCTGTACACGATTTGGGTGTCCAGTGTACACTTCGGGCAATCGACTTGCGTAATTGCGGTAAACAATATCTGCATGGCTATTTGCTGTGTCACGACCGTCATTGCGGCCATATCCAGGCAAACCATCAGAATCACGACCAGACAGAGGAGACAACTGTCCGCTACTGTTTGCAACTTTAAAATATTTTTTCCATGCCATAGTTGTATACTTATAGTTAAGCAGTTGATACTTGCAACAATCTTTGTGCTGTAGAATTATTTGCGCCTTGCAATCTTACCATTTCACTCATTAACTGAACCAACTGTGAATCGTTTATGTTTGCTCCAGGACCGCGTTGTTGCATGACATCAGCTAGCACACTCCGAAATGCCTGTGCCATGGTGTCAACATTGGTTTGAGAGTTAACTGTGGATTGTAATTGCTGTACAATATCAGCAAATCCCGATCCAGATTTTGACAGCACTTCGGCAAAATTTACAGATTGCTGTTTAATATCAGAAAAACCTGATCCAGATTTTGACAGCACTTCGGCAAAATTTACAGATTGCTGTTTAATATCAGAAAAACCTGATCCAGATTTTGATACCAATTCAGAAAAATTCACAGTAACTGGAATAGTTTTGCCATCTGGTAGTGGAACAAACGCTTCGTTTAATCCGGCTTCGCCGGCAACAAGTCTGGTTCCACCGCGGCGAGCAGGAACTATACCCCCCATGGCTGCATAACCCACACCGCCCATTTTTTGGCTTGCCCAACCTTTTAAATCACCCACTGTTTCGATATTTTTAAACACATTGGGATTAGATGCCATTGCGGCTTCGCTTACTGCTGATGCAATAGGCGCATCCTCAGGCATGGCCAACAATCGACTAGCACCGCTGGCACCCAAGAAGTGTGCTAGATAGATAGCAGGGTCACTAGTGGGCAGACCTTTTTGTGCTAAAAACTGTCGATTTTGGTCCATGAGTTGTCGAAGTGCCTCACGTTGTAGAGTTGTGTCTACTTTGTAATCTTCAAATGTTTTGCCGTATAATGGGTTCGTTGGGCCAGCTTTACTGGCCAATCCTTCAAATGTGCCTTTGGTAAACTGTGCTATACCAAATGCGCTTGATGTGCCGCCGATGTTACCAATATTTTGGCCTCGACTTTCAGCATGAATAATTTTATCAGCCAATGATGATTGACGTGCTCGATCTGCTTGTCTTGTCAAATTGGGGTTACCAACTGCGGCTCCGCCGCCAGTGGTAGCAGACGGCACAGCACCTGCGCCTGTGGCAGTGGGTTGTGCAGTACCTGGTACCAAGCCTCCAGTTGACATTGGCACACCTGCAGGCGCCGCATTGTCAGTTACTTTTTTCGGAATACCTGTTATGCTTTCAACAAACTCTGCAAAGCCTTTCATGGCCTTGGTTGTGGGGTTAATTCCAATCTCAACTAGTTTTTGCAAGTTGTCTCTGGTGTTCATTTGCTCTCGACGCAGATCAACTTGTGCTCCAACTACACCATCGGCTCCGGCTTTTTGTCCCTTTTGTGCTTCTTCAATTTCCTTGGCGCTCTTGGCCAAGTCTTGATTGGCTCTAGCACCAAGATTTGCAGCTTCAACAAAATTACCAAATCCTGACGTTGCTATTGCACCAGCTTGACCTAAATCGTTAAATCTTGTGGCAAATTCTTTACCTGCTTTGTTTGATGCATCATAGGCTTTTGTTGCGTCCATTACACCACTAGACAATCCTTCAACTACACCAGTTGCACTGCCAATTGTTTGGAAGAATTTAACACCTGCTGGGCTGGTAATCAGTCCTGATGCTGACTCAGCATAACCCTGTGCCAGCTCCGGTGCTTGTTTGGCAAGTATAGCATAGTAACGTTCCATCTCATCAGCGGCTGCTATTTGTCGCACATCGCCCGATGCTCGCATGGCTTCGGTCTTGGCACGGAATTGTTCAACAGATCGAGCCTTGTTGATGGACTGTTCCATTTCAGAACGCTGTATACCAGTTAGCTTGGTCAAGCCATCCATCTCTTTGAGATAGGCAGCGGCGCCTGTTTGCAGTTGCGCTTGTGTTTTGTTTTGCGTTTGTCCCACACGGGCTTGCAAACCAAGATATGATACCAGGCCTTCGTTGATGTCCTCAACCTTCATGCCCATGTTCATTAGGCTGCGTCCCACAGGACCACGTGTTATGTCTTCGCCAAATGTTGCAAAGTCTTGACGACCTTTCATTACAGTGCCTGACAGCAGTGCAAGATCAGTAGATGACTTTGATATTAAATCTGAGAATGCCTTGAGTCCCACATCATCAAGTCCATACCCCAAGCGAACAGCAGATTCGCCCAGTCCTCGCATGCCATCTGCAGAGCTGGCGCCAATTTTGGATAGATCTTGATAGGTGCTAAACAGGCGGTCACTCATCTCGGCCGCTGTTTCAGCGTAGTCACCTACTGCTTTGAGTCCGGTGCCGGCTGCAAATGCGCCAATTCCCAGTAACTGAAATCCAGGAATAAGTGCAACAATACCACCTATTACTTGTGCCGCTGTTCCTAGGCCCTGTGCAAATGTGTTAACCGACTTGGCGGCAACTGCGGCACCTTGTTTGCCTTGATAAATGGCTTTGCTGTATTCAACAAGACTCTTTGCAAAAAATTCAACACTTGTGGACAGCAATTTAAAGCCCATGTTGGCTGCCACACTGGTGCCGCCAAGACTGTCAAACTTTTCTCTCAAGGCTGCTGTGCCAGTAACTCCGCGGCTGTATTCGTTAACAAGGTCGCTTGCAGATTTTATTTCTTTCTGGCTGGATTGTGCTTTTCTACGATCGTTTGCGACGGTTACTTGTGCGCCAAATGCCAGTTCTTTGTTGTATTTTGCCAGCTCATCTGCACTCATAGCCGCACGTTTTTGTGCTTCGGCTAGCTCTGCGTCTTGTTTCTTTTTGTCATCGGCAGCATCTTTTTGCTGTTTAACGGCGGCCTCTTGTTGTTCAGCTAGCTTCTTGGTTGCTTCGGTTGCGTCGTCAATTTCCTTGGTAAACTTGGCAATTTCAAGATTTTCTTTGATTTTAGTTTTGGTATTTTCATCCAGTTTAGCCGAAAGCTTGGCAATGGCCATGACAATTTTGTCGCTTCCACGGTCACCACTGCTGCCGCTGGTGGTGCGAGTAGAAGACAAGTCTTTCAGTGTGGGAATTAACTCCCGCATCTGATACACTAAACCGTCAATATCGATTTGATCTGCCATGGTAATATATGCCTATAAATATTGCTAACAGTATATTTACCGAAAAGGAATCACATGGATTCAAACCCCCTAAAACAATATTTCCGACAACCTGCCATTTATGTGCGCTTGCCCAGCAACGGCAAATTCTATCCACAGGGCTCTTTAGAAATGACCCCAAATGGTGAGTTGCCGGTGTTGGCCATGACCACGCTGGATGAGATAACTTATCGAACGCCTGATGCGCTGTTCAATGGTTCTGCCGTGGTGTCTGTGATTCAGAGCTGTGTACCCAACATTAAAAATGCATGGAACATGCCCAGCCTGGACATTGACACACTGTTAGTGGCAATTAGAATTGCCACATATGGTCATGAACTTGACATTTCTACCAAGTGCCCAAAATGCGAACACGAAGCTGATTTTGGTCTTGATCTCAGGGTAGTCATGGATCAAATCAAGGCTCCCAACTACGGAGAAGTGATGAAGCTAGGCGATCTTGAAATTTACTTTCGCCCCATGAGCTATCATCAAATGAACGAGAACAGCATGACTCAATTTCAAGATCAGAAATTGTTACAAATGCTAGAAGACACCGACAACGACGAAGCCACTAGAGTAAAACAACTAAGCGAAGCACTGAAGAAAATTACACAGTTTACTACCAATGCACTAGCGCAAAACATTGCCATGGTGCGTACCCCACAAGCACAGGTTGTGGAGATTGAACACATTGCCGAATGGTTGGGTCAGTGTGATCGTGCTACATTTTCTCGTATTCGTAATTTTATTATTGAAACCAAACAACAAGGTGAATTGCAACCGTTGTCCATGAAATGCACTGCATGTACTCATGAATACCAACAGGCATTTACCTTGGACATGACAAATTTTTTCGAAGTCGCCTCCTAATCCTTGATGCTGAAAAAGTTGCGATCGAAGTAGAACGCATGGAAAAGGAGGCCAATGCCATCAAGTCAGAAGCTCTTAAAATGTGTTGGTACATGCGAGGCGGCTTGAGTTTTGGCGAAGCAATGCACATGAGTTTCAAAGATCGAGAATTGATAGGAATGATCATCAAGGAAAATCTTGAAACTACTAAAAAATCTGGATTACCATTCTTCTAATGGACATACAAAAAGTCAAACAAGATATTGAGAGTTGGATCGTGAACTTTGTGGAAGTTCCGCATCCGTCCTTGGGTGGGTTTCCACCTTGTCCTTATGCAAGGTCAGCACGACTAAAAAACAGTTACGATGTGTTTATTGGATCAGATCCTTATTTTGATCTCAAGAATCGAGCACGTTACGGCATGGGCAACAAGGAAGTTGTTGTGTATGCATACAATCCTCAAGACTGGCCACGTGACTTGTTTGCTAGTAGTTTAGATCAGGCCAATCAAGAATTTTTACTCAGAGCGGACATACTAGCTCTAGAAGATCACCCAGACAATGTAGAAATAGTAAATGGTGTTTGTATGAATCAAGGCATGTATGCATTGGCACTGGTACAAAGTCTAAGCGATCTCAATAGCAAAGCCAAACTAATGGCCAGCAAAAGATTTTATGATTCATGGCCAGAAGACTATCTTACAGCGTTGTTTCAGCACAGAAAAGACCCACGAGTATGACTTACCAGTTTGCTAGAATCAATTTGAAAAAAACAACATATCAACCTACTGTGGATTGGTTTTATATCACCACCCCCGATATACCTGTGTTGCAGGATATCTATCGAACATACTGTATCTACAAACATTTTGGCAGCGTAATGCCGTTATTTGATAGCCAATTCACTGAGCCTAACATGGATCTTATTGGTTACAGAGACAATGGTGAATTGGTAGCATTTTCCATGATGAAGCGTTACGATGACAAAAATTTATTGGCTGCACAGTTTGCTTGGAACTATCGTAAACCTCGACTACGTTTAGGTATCTCAAGTTTACAAACAGAATGTGCAATTTATCGTGAGCGAGGATTTGAGTACTTGTACCTAGATCAAGCACACTTATACAAACAAGACCTCAAAGGTTTTGAAATACTAGGACCACTATAACATGGCAGACATTTACACAATTTGGGCAGACAAAGAAGGTGACATCTCAGACTTGGACTGGGTTAATGGAATGAAGTCGTTCTTTGACCATTTAAAATCAGAAGGCAAGATGGAAGACTATCGCATCACTAGATGCAAGATGGGGTTCCGTAGTATTGCTGCCATGCCTGAATGGATGATACTCATGGAATTCCGTGACATGGCTCAAATGGACTTAGCATTTAAACGAGTAGCACCACTTGCTGGTGAACTAGAAGCCAAACACAAATCATTTAATCAATTTGTAAGCGGTACCATTCAACATGCACTCTTTAGAGACTGGCCTGACCAAATTTATGACCAAATCTAAAATATACTGTGTGACATCAATGTTTGACATTGGATGTACATTTTTGGATTGGAGCATATTGTATCTTTCTGGGCAGAATTACTACTACCACGTCAATCAACGTTGTAAACTACAGTTACCCGATAATCCGTTGACTGCTGTCAACGCACACGAATATCAAAAAAATCATCCGCATAATGTTGATGTTGTAGCCAAGGCCATTAATGAACTATTAAAACAAGATAGTTGTTCAATTACTTCGTTATATCCTGGACCACCCAGATTATATGACATTTGCAATCAGTTAAACGTAAAGGCAGATGATGCATCATCAGATTCTAAACTGTTAAAAAAGATTTTAGATTTACAGTATCAAGGATATCAAGAAACAATTGACTTATTTTTTGATCAAAACTTGCCAGTGATATATGTTGCATTGGATCCGGCATGCGTGATGTTTTTAATAACCCCGCGGGGTCAAGATCGTTTTGCATGGAAAAATCAAAAGCTCACTAACCCAAGTGAACTGCAATACGAATCATATGAATTATTTTTTGGGCACCCTGATTCCAGCGCACACAATATCTGGGATCAAAGAGAAATCATAGCGTTAAACATTAGACCTTTTGATCTCAGTCACACCAACAATGTTAACGGGTTTAAAAACAAACACATGTGGATTGATAGTAGGTCTCTTTGGACTAGCGGACAAAAACTGTTGCCACAAGTGTTAGATTACCTGGAGTTAAGTTTGGATCGGAATCGATTTGAACAATGGAAACTAGTGTATGCACAATGGCAAGAAAATTTAAATGACAATTTAATTTTTATGGAATCATTGGACCACATTGTCAATGCCATAGTCAACAACTGGTATTATCAATTGCCCGATTTATCATTATATCAAGAAGCCGTGATACAGCATTGCTTGATTTATCAACACAATCTCAATATTAAAAATTGGCAATTATCAAAGTTTCCCAACAACACACAACAACTACACGAGTTGTTAGAGCCAAACATACATCCAATTAGCTGAGATGTGCAATGCACATCTATTGATTCGCTTGCGCTCATCAATATTTTGTAGAGCAGAGCGATACTCAGTATCATCTAGATTAATCAGTCACACTTTGCCCGCACAGGGCAAAAATGAAATGCTAGGCATCATCTGAGTAGCACAGTCACTAGCGTTAGAGCGATTACAGAGGCGGTTGTCCGGTACCTCGAGCTCAGTTCTTATCACAACGGCATTTATACCACTCAACGCTAACTGGGTAGTATAAGGTGTAGCATCACTGCTACATCTTTTTAGCCTTTTAAATTCTTTTCAAACAGCAAAATCGCGGCAATTTGCGATCGTCGTCCTGTCAAGGATAGTTGCTGAGTGCTTGCTAGCGCGGCAAGACTTCCATCCCTGTGATCCGAGATCCAGGTATAGGGCACACGATATTGGCTTGTGCTTGCCTTAACTGCTTATAGTTTGTGTTTGATTATATTATAGATTTTTTTTGAAAATTATTGAGCAATTGGTAGTAAAATTTTATATCTGGCCCAAATATCTTGTGGAATGTGGTAATTTGATTTTCTTGTGTTTCTGATGAGTTAAAAAATATATTTTTAATAATTTCGTATGCTTTGATTTGTAACGGTGGTGATTCGTGAATGCGCTGGCTGTTTAATTCCAATGATAGATCTTGCCCATGTTGTTTGCAAAACGCCATAGCATGCAACTTCATCTCATCATCGGATACTGTGTCCATGGGGATCCAGTGAACTTTGTCTATTAGATCTCCTAGAAGAAAATAATAGGGCATGGCATGAACATCGCCGACTAAAATTTTGTTAATTAGGTTGTGTAGATATTGAGATTCAAGCATGTTTTCAACCCCTTGCCAGTCAACATCATGCAGTACTTGCCAAGAGTTCAACGGGTCAAGTGTTTTTGATTTAACACAACTAAACACTATCATCTGTGCAATGCCTTTGAGATATCGTTTCAACGGATGCGTCATAAAACCAAAAAAATGAGTTGACTCTATGTCAAGATCTTTAAGTTTGACTCTTTTCCACCCTTGTTCGGTCAATGTCTGCGTATAATATGAAGAAGCACATTTTGGCACAGGCACAAACACTAAATTTCCAGAAACACAAAAATCTGCTGTTAGATTGGTCCAGTAATTTTTGTCTGTAATCTCATTGATTCTGTTTTGCAAACCGTGCATCTCAAAACACTCGTTTTTGATACTTGGGTCAAGGTTTACAAAATCTTTATATTCATGTATGTCTGGCCAAGATGAGTCCTTTACTGAATTATAAAATTTATTAAATTCTGGATCAAACATTCAACTTCCTAATATGATTTTTGTGAACTCTCACTTGTATATGCCCGTTATACCAATCGTCACTTTCAAGAACTTTACAAGTGAATTGTTCTCTTGCCTCTATGTATGAACATTCGGCTTTTGATGTGCAGTAGTAAAGTATTTCTCTTGTGAAATTTTCTGCGCCCGCTGTGCCTATATCTTTTGTTAGATTATCACTTGACCCATAATACTCCTGCCAATCTGAATCAACCTTTGATCGTATCTTTTTCTTCTTCTTTATACCGTTTTTTTGCTTGATTGTTTTGTATGTTGTTTTTGAGAACTTGGCTAGTTTTTTGCCTATGTACTTGCGGCCAGATAGATTATTCGTGATTAGATAAACAAAGCCCACACAGTCTTCGGGGAGTTCTAGAACTGGTTGGGTTTGATAAATCCATGACATGCATAGTAGTTATCTCAGTTGTTGTTATAGTTGTATTTCTTTGTGCCATTGATTTAGAAAAGGTGTTTGAGTAGTGTTGCCTGTACAAGTTGCTTTACAAATAGAATTAGGTTCAGCAGTGAGCCATGTGGACTGTACTGCATCAAAGTCTGTAATAAAATTATTTTGTCGACTGCCTAACCAACAACAAGGACTTAAACGTCCTTGTGCATCAATATATGCGCTTTGTTCAGTTAGTGCACGACATGTTATTGCATCTGGTTGAATTTCGGGTTGATTCCAGCCCAAGGGAAATTGCAAACTTGCTGAAAATGGTCGTTTGCTAATTTTAGCACGGAACCATTTGAATCCCATGTCTCGGGCCAGTTGTTCGCATGATTCAACTTGATGTTGGTTGTGTCGATATACCAGCATGTCCCAGTGAGCTGACCCACCTGCTTCGATAAATGCTCTAGCGTTTGCCATTAGCTTAGGCCAGTTTACGTTTTTTCTATAAGTGGCATTGGTATCTTCTAACCCATCAATGCTAAACACAACGTAATCTTGTGATTGATTGAATAGTTTACCTAGTTCGTGCCACCAGAAAGTGGTTTGTAGTGCACCATTGGTATTCATGCCCAACACAATGTTGGGATTGACCTCACGAAACCACCGATAGATGGACAGACTATGTTTGCCGGCGGCCGGATCGCCATAGTTACCACACATGAACATTTTATCAAGTTTGTAAATATCGTCATCTAAAAAATGTTTTTGTATTTGTTCAATACCAAGATGATGTTGAAGGTCCTTACGAAACGTTGCATCAGTTTCGCGAGCACACAATGCACATGCCGCCTGACACACATCAGTTGATTCTACATGCAATACTTTTATATCACGCAAGATCTACATCCGTGTTATAGCTAGTAAAACCATTTTCTTTGACAACTCTCAAAATGTTTTCTACTCGTCCAGCAAGTTCGTCTCTATGACTCACAAGCCAAATACTCTTGTTGCGTTCTCGACTCATCTTCTTTAACAATGCTAGGCTATTTTCTACACCCTGCGCATCCATGCCTGAATCAACCAGCTCGTCAATAAACAGCACATTAATAGGATGGTATAAGCTTTCCCATACATCACGAAATGCCCATGACATACTCAAGATCAGTCGATTGCGCTCGCCACGAGATAAGTTATCAAAATCTAAATCGCGACCTAGTTCTGTAATTTCTACGTTCAAGTCATTCTGGAACACAACTTGATGTGGTAATCCAATTCGATCCAGGTAGTGTGTTAACCTACTGTTGAGATAGCTTAAATTTTGATCAATAATTTTCTTACGAACAAAACTATCCTTGCTTGTGAGTAGCTTGAGCAGGAACTCTTGATGGTCCTGCAATCTTGTCAGTTCATTAACAGTGTCGTAGGTTACAGTTTGCAAAGCTTGCTGTTGCATGTCATCAATCTGCTCGCCGTACGGATCTGTTTCGGTTTCTCTTGTGGATAAATCTTTACGCAATGTTTCTAAACTGTTGCGATGATTCAACGCATCTTCAAGTGTGTCGTAAAAAACAGTAGGCGCTGAGCCAAGCTCTCCAAGATCGTCTAGCTCGTTTTCATGTTCACTACATTGAGTATCATTGGCCAAGGATTGAAGTGCTAGTTCTTGTAAGTTTTTTTGTTTTTCGTTGCGTATTTCATCTTGCTTGTGATCATGAATGTCTTGACCACACGCATAGCACTTGTGATCATCTAGCGAAGCAATATCCTTTTTTAGTTGACTAATTTGCCGCTCTAGTTTTACCTGATCACTGTTGATACTTTTGATCCAACGATTGGCTTCGTCAATTTGTTTTTTCTTCAAATAAAACGCATCAAGGTCACGATGACTTTGGATTTCAAGATCAATATCAATGTGTTCCAGGCTATTAATTGCAGTTTGTAAATTAACACAATCTTCTTGTTGCTTCTTGCCCCATAAGATTTGACGTTTTTTCAAACTTTCAATTTGTTCTTCAATACGTTTGTTGGCTTCTTGCACTGCTCGGATACGCATTTCTTCTTGTGAAATAGCATCTTTGGTTGCACGATTTAATTCTTTAATCTTGTCAGCACGTTCACTCAATAGCGTAATGCCCAGTAATTGCTCGATAATAGCACGTTGATCATTGGCTTTCAAACTCAAAAACGGTTCAGTATAAGTGTTCAATGCTAAAATGTGTTTGAACATTTCATGACTCATACCCAGCAATGTTTCAATGGCATGTTGTGTTTCTCTGCTGTCGCCCTGAGCATTGTCATCACTTTCTTGTTCTTTGTGATTGACATAAAATTTCAAGATGCCTGGTTTACGACCACGTTCAATGCGATAGTCTTGTCCGTTAACACTGAAATCCAAACATACCAACATGTGTTTTGCATTAGTTTTGTTCACAAGATTGTCTTTGCGAATATTACTCAGTGCTTGTCCATACAACGCATAACTTAGTGCGTTGATGATTGTGGTCTTACCAGTACCGTTTCGGCTACCATCGCCACCAAGATCTAAGTTCTCGCCTAGTACCAGTGTAAGGTCGCTGCGGTCAAAGTTCACGGATTGTGTAGCATTGCCCACACTGAGGAAATTCTTTGCTGATATGGATTTTATTTTAAACATGCTTGATTATTATAACACATCACGTATGAAAGTATCAAGACCTTTGGTCCCAAAATTATTCATATAGTGATCAAAATTATAGTCTGTTATGCTCTTGGCTTTGAAATAAAAATCTTGTAGTTCCCCTGGAGACATTGTACAAAATCTTTTTAGTTCTTGAACAGCGGCATCGATACGATTGGCCACAGTTGGCAACTGATCATATTTTTCAGAGATCAAATGATCAAATGTTCTAAACCCACAATTGTGCAATGTGGCCAATGTACCCAAGCCGCCTATGATAATAAATGGTCGTTTGGTCAAGATTGCCTTGGCTGTTTTTTCTGTAATAAAACTGTGAGGATATTCGCCTACAGTTTCTGTAACCACGTTCCACAATGACTGTTGCAAAAATGCAGGTTGATAACGCAATCCTGGATCTTTGATTCCCCAGGGCATGCCCTCCACAGCCGGATGTTTCTGTGTAAAAAACACATGTGGTCTATTGGCATGATACATAGCGTGTTGCTCGGGGGTCAATATTAATGCATCATTGATACGTGTGGCAGGATAGGCAGTTCGTAAATGCATACCACGTGGAACTTGATGTTTGGCTGGAAACTTCTTTTTATTGGTCAAATGCACAATGGGTGAAAAGTCAGGGTGAAAAGTGACCATGCCATGATTTAATATATTTTCCTTGTACAATTGACAAAGCGTGTATACTCGATGCATGCGAGGTTGACCATTTAAACACACATAAGGATATTGTATTTGCTCAACATTGCTATCAATGGGTTGTATAACCCGTGGTTGGGGAAGCCATTGATATGGCATAAACTTGACTTGCATATTGGGCAAGTTAAACAATTGTGACAATCTAACTGTTTCTTGCTTGACAGTGGGTTGAGAAGTTAACAATATTGTGTATTCAGTGGGTATGTTTAACTCACTATAAATTTTAAACAAATTCCAAAGTGTAAAACCGTTAGCATCGGGTGATGTGTAATAATCAGTTTCACGATGCAGTATCACAATACGTTGATTGGGTGCAAATGTAAAATTTTCAAACTTTTTAAATTCACTGTACAATTGATCCAAGTCTAGGTCTAGATCATCAATGCCCAGATCACACCAATACAATATTTCGTATCGATTGTGCAGTGCATTAACAATGTCTGGCCAGACCTGGGCATCAATATTGTTAATTACTATTGCCATTGGTCAGATTATTAATGCATTTTTCTATGGTTTGATCAACTGATTGAAATTGCTGAATTCCAAAAGTTGAGATTAACTTTTTGATTGATGGCAATCGAACCTGTACATCGTTTTGATACTGCTTGACTGTTTCAAATAACAATTTTTCAGTACCACCACTAAATGTATATATTTTCTCAGCAAGTGCCCGCATGCTAGTTGCTTCAGGATTGGCAATGTTAAATGCTTGGTTCACAGCCTGTGAGTTAAAACTATAGTTGGCAATAATTTTTGCAACATCATCAATCCAAGTAAAACATCGAATTTGATTGCCACTACCAATAATAGGCAACGGATTAAGTTTGTTTAACACAATGTTGGTCAAATAATCAGCAATGACATGACTAAACCCCTGTTCTTTCATGGCACGTTCGCTAGGGTTTACAATATTAAACGGTCGCCAGATAACATAATCAAGCCCATACTGTTTGTGAAATGCATGACACATGCGTTCGCCCACAAACTTACTAAGACCATAGTCAGTCAGTGGTGCAGTTGATCCTGTAACCATGTCCTCGGTCAATGGATGATCGATATCTTGTACACAACTCTCATACACCATACTAGAACTTATATAAACCACATGTTTGACTTTGTGTCGAACGGCACTGTGTAGTAGATTACCTTGCACAGTAGTATCATCGGCTAGTATATCTGCGCAGTAGTGATTGAATCCGCCAACTCCGTACAGTTTGGCTGCAGCCAAAAACACTACATCGAATCCTTGACACAAATCTTGCACAGCATTTCGGTCGGCAAGATCTTGTACAATCAACTTGTATTCAATATTGGCTAACTTTGACTTGTGCCCGTGTCGATAAAGATTGTCAACACCAACTACTGTATGTCCTTGTGCCAATAACAGTGGGATCACAGCCTGCATGAGGCTGCCTTCGCTACCGGTAACTAATATTTTCATTTTAAATGATGTTGGTTATCTTGTACTATTGCACGAAAAATTTGCAAATGAGATAGTTCTAATTCATCTACAAATGTACTAAACGCCTGTGCATCTTTAGGCAAACACACACCCGAAAATCCACGATAGTACTTACTACAGTTTAAGTAGTCAGGGGTAATACCGGGACGTTTAATAATGGCATTTAAAATTTGTTGATAATCAGCTCCTAGTGCTGTGGCAACTTCATAAATGCCATTGGCAAACACAATGCGCAATGCATTGAACAAATTGCTAAAGTATTTGGTTATTTCTGCTTCTGTGGGAGATATTTGTACCACGGACTTTGGCAAGTGACTATGACATGAAACAACAGTATTGTAAATTGACTTGCTGGCTGTGCCAACTATTAATACGTCATTGTGATTTACAAAATCGGCCAGGGCACTTTGAGCACGTAAAAATTCAGGCACAAAGCAAATGTTTAAGTCAGGGTACGATTCAATTAAACGTTGCGTAGTGCCAGGTATCACAGTGCTTTTGATAGCAATAGTTCCTGAGTACTTGAGTGAGTGCAAACTTTCCATTGTGGCATCAACTTGGCTGGTGTCGCATTTGTTGTTGACGGTGTTTGTGGGCACACAGATATAAACAATTTCCGAATCAACCAGTTGGTCTAGCGAAGTATCAGTATGTACAATGTCATAATGTACAACATTGTGGCCAATCTGGCTAAAGCCATCACGCAATGCCCGCCCTACTACACCTAGCCCAATTATACCAATCTGCATCAAAGACTCCGGTAAATTTCTAACAACAGCTTTGGATCAAACGAGTTAGAATCAATTGCGGTAATTTGTTGAACAACAATTTGATCAACACTTTCAAATTTGATTTCTCCAGGAGATAAATCCTGTGATACTTCGAGATTTTTTGTGGGTATCAAACTCATTTCTCGAATTGCATACTGACGCATAAATGTTTCTTTGATAAAGTTTGCTTCTTCATAAGAAATATCAATGTCTAACTGCACTCGAACATGCATGTTGTTAGATAATAGTGTTTGTTTTTCGTCTAACAACTGACTGAGCTTGTACACACGATACAACGGTTGATTGGGCCAGGCATGATATATTGGCTCTTGACCCCATTCTAAGATGGTTAGACCACGTTCATCGTCCCCGGCATCGGCATAATTGTGTGGGAAGCAATTACCAATGTAGGTAATGTTCTTTTTGGTTTGACGTTTGTGAAAGTGTCCAGTAAACACATGATCAAAATTATTAAAATCTTCTCTGCGCACTTCACCGTGATCCGGCATCTCTATCATGGCATTCATCAGGTACCCAGGCAATTCAAAATGTCCAAACATATATTTGCCTTTAAGCTTAGGTATGCGCTTGTGGTCATCACCGCAGAGCCAGGGGGCAATAACTACATCGCCACTACTAAACCAATCGTTGCAGATTTCAACGTTAGGGAGGTGACGAGCCCATTCAACACTTTGAATATCACGTTTGTCCCGATAGTACAAGTCGTGATTTCCTGGAATAAAGTAAACACGTTCAAAGTTTGCATTCATGTGCTCCAGGGCTAGTAGGCTGTAGTTAAGTGTGACAATATTTAAACTTGATCGATTGTTGTGCCAGTCACCAAGGAACAAACAGGTTTCGCACCCTTCCTCTAGAGCCTTAGTTGTGGCCCATTTAACAAATGTCAAACAGTCCTCGTTGTGTACGGTACTGTTTGATTTAAGACCAAAGTGGATGTCAGTAAAGATTGCGGCTTTTTTGAATAGATTCATATGTACAGTATATGATATTTAACCACAATACCACAAGCAGTATGGTGAAATGTCATATTATGTAGTTGGCTAGTTCCAATGTGGAGGTGGGAAAAACAGAAAGTTGGTCACATTGCAATTCCTTACCTTGTTTACGCAATGCACATTGTATCCACGCTTCGGTAATCAATGTTAGATCTGATTGCTCCCACTCAAAATTCTGTTTGCGATCAATTGCTGTTAGTATTGAATAGGCAAGTGAGTCCTGAGTTAAAAACTTTTGAGTTTTTAAATTTTGATAGTGAATATCCAGTATGCTATTGACATCTTTGGTCCAGGTTAGATTACAAAACTTTTTAATGTGTGCTAGGGTTTCAACGGGACGATACAACAAATCGTTAAGATAAACAAAATGGCACCGACTATGGTGCAATTGATTTGGCAAAAACCATTCTACTTGTGATTCCCAACTAGAAAAAACATTAAAACTCAAATATTCTCTTATAATAGCACGGTCAATCTCTGCAAGTGGTGTACTGGGGTCGACCGCAAAGTTATTATACAGATCATCTTTGTTGATATATTTTAACGGACCACTCCATAGATCATTCCATATTTTGTACATGTAATTGTTGACATTCAACAAGTACGATCCTGGGTCAGGGTACGCAATTAACAGTTGGCTAACTTTGGGCAAAATTATTTTTTCAATATTATAAACTGCTGATTCTGTTTGATATATTTTTGGATGTATGCGAAACAATTTTGGAATCTGATTGTTTGATAACTTGTTAAATTCTTTTAAAGAGTAACCAGAAGTCATGTCACTGTAGTTTGAAGTGTGTTGTGCTACATTTTTTTCAAACTCATGGCTGGTTGTTGCACTAGTTAAAGGAGACATGATTGGAAAATCGGTAGTTAATGTAAAAATTAACCAATGTAAATAGGTGCCATAACTGCCGCCGTTGTAAACAATACCAATTGAAGAACTCATGTTGCTACACAGTTATAGATCTAGCAGGATTCTCTAACAAGTAGTTGACAGCACCTACCACAGTTTCGATTGTGTGTCCAGAATCGCCGCCCATACGACTTTGAAACTGACTGGGTTCAAGCAAACTATATCTCCCAATCACCTTGGCTTGTTGTATACCTTTGATAAAGTTGCTTACAGCATGCTTGCTATTGTTATATGTAAGTCGGTTAATGTCAACACCAGGCCAACTGGTCCAGTTGGCAGCATGACTTGACACCACAATAACATGTCCAGAGTAGTCGTTGGTTACCAATTGCGACGTAATATAGCACGGTGCTACAGTGTTAACAGTCCACATATCCCACATATCTGTGTTGTACAATCCAGCAGTAAACAACACGTTATCAAAACTCATGAGTTGTGTGATCAACTGATCACATTGTGATTTTTGCACAAGGTCGGTGTGTCTTCGCCCAAACATTGTAACAGTGTATTGATCTTGCACAGCATCAGCTATAGCCTGTGCTAAATCACCATCACCAACAATTGCTAGATTCATGCTGGTATCATCCTATTTAAATTTTGATAACTTGTGGTGATACCTTGACTACGTATACCACACTGATTGGCACACCGTGCTAGTCGTGTACCACTCGACCAGGACGCAGACACGGCACTAAAAAACGCACCTGTTAATATATCTTGTAGTGGTGTATGGTTAAGATTGATGGCATTGAATCCACCGGTGCGTTCTATCATGTCAAACATTTGCTTTTGATCAGGGTGTGACTCAGCTTCAAACCCGTATAATCGATCCAGCAACCAACCACACGGCAATACATAGCCTTGTGCAGACACATGAAAGTACCCTTTAGTCTGCGCATCGCATTTGATATCGATGCTTTGTAGGTACTGATCGTATGTACCGTATTCTTTAGATACTGCAACATAGTTGTCTAACATTTGATTTCGATACTGAGGATTAGTTGGCGGCTGCAACCAATGAATCACTTGCTGTTGACGATTCTTTACAGGAAACTGATCCAGTAATTGATGTGTTCGATCCACAAAACGCACAGTGGGTTTGAATGCAAAGTCAGCGCAACCCAGTTCTTGACTGAGCTGTTGTGCTTGTGCAACTTGATGTTCGTTGTGTTTGAACACTATAAAACTCCACACACTCTGACCACCTGCTTGATTAAATGCCTGCAAGTTCTCAACAATCTTGAACCACTTGGTATCTTTTCTATACAAATGATTGGTATCTTCAAGACCATCAATGCCCCACATCACTCGATCCTGTGGCCTAAGAGTTTGTCCCAGTTCACGCCACCATTTTTTACTGCGCAAACTGCCATTGGTACTGATCACAATGCTGGCATCAGTTGATGCATGCAGCCAACGAACAATATCAATGAGATCACGATGCATGGCCGGCTCACCGTATGTGCCAATCAATCTAACAAGTTGTATGTTTTGCAAAAAATCCACAGAGAACTTTTCCTGCAACCAGGACAGTGGCAAATCATTTAAAGGTAGAGTGGGCCACACAGCGCCACCATGGTCATTCCTGGGGCACTGTGGACATGATGCATTACATCTTGATGTAACTTCTAGTTCAAATGATGTTGGCGGCTGAACATACATTGTGAATCAATCACTTGTCTTCGGCAGCAACAGGTTCAATTTCAATTATTGTGCCTGGGTTGGTAATTATCACTTCAGAACTGAGATTTTTCTTGCCGGCATTTTGTCGAGTCCACGAAGGATTCAAGCCATTGATTTCCAAGATGTCGTCTCGAATGTTTTGCATTTTTTTCTCGATGTTCAACACACGAGTAAAGCTATTAGTGATAGCGGCAGTATAATACGCAAAAGGGTTCTGCGATTTTGATTCATCGAACTGGAGTCCGATTTGACTGAGTTGTAGCAAGGCTTGCCCTCGCATTTCTTCGTTGTAGGTGTATCCACGCCAGTTGCTCCTTGTAGCATATCTTTCACACAGTTTCATAAACATTGTGGCCAGCTTGCGAGTCATGTTGCCATGATCACGTGAATACTCGCCAGTTTCTGCATCGCCCTTCCAGTGGCTCTTGCCCACAAGAAACGGCTCTTTGTTTTCATCAATTCGATATTGAAAAAACGGGGGGAAGTTAACACGAACATGCACTGGATCCAGTATGGGTTCGTCGATCAAGTCTTCTAATGGATCCTCTGGGGGTAATTCTTCAAACCCCAAAATGTCTTCAATTTTCTTTTTCTTGACCACAGTTTTTGGTACTTTTTTGGGAGCCATGGGTATGTGTTCCCATGTCATGATCCTAAACACCAGGTCAGTGTTGGGAATTTTTTTCTCATCCACAGCTTGCCCTGATTCTTTTGTGAGACGGGCCGCACGATTGCGTCTAGCTTCGGCCACAGTTCGCTGATTGATCTTGCTGACATTGGGTAAAATAATATCGTACTGATGATCAAGATCACGATCACGATACCAACAATAGGTGTTTTTGCTGTGGTGAATTTCTTTTAAGATATCTCGATTGTTGAGATAATTGACTTTTGCAGGTGGTTTTGGTAGTAATGACATCGGTTGTCGCATCTCCTAGGTTGTACTTATTGTAGCACAAACGCAACAGTTGTCAACCTTTTTATAAACTATGCCGTTTATTTTCTAGGTAAATATTACAAAGGTACACAACACATGGGTGACGATTTTTTCAGTAGCTTTAGCTATAGCTATGGCACATATGATTTCAATACTGGCTTCAACTCAATAGGCGGTTCGGGTTATGCTGGACAAAATGTCACATTTCAAAACACCACTGTGTCGGGATTTGATGGATTTACATCAAACCCATTTATTACCAGCTCAACAACAACAGGATTTACCCAAGATCAAACCATTGTGGGCACAGCAAACTACCAAATTGGTGTTGACTATACCAACAATGCTGTGTATGGATTTGCTAACCCCAACACCGGCGGAGCCCAGTCACTGACCTTGGATAACACTTATTATAACATTCAGGCTGGATCTGACGCATACTTGACAACGCAGTTCAACACCCTGGGTTCTATTGCCGAAATTCAAACCCTGACTGCCACAGTGATTGCCAACACACAAGGTGTGGATGACACATATCCTATATCAGACACAATTGACAACACCATATTGATCAGAGCTGATGATGGACAGTCACTTGATGTGCCGCTGTCAATTAATCAGTTTAATGTAAACATCAAAACAGCAGAATCAACCACAGTTGCTGACAGCACTGCTACTGGATTGTCAACAACCACACAAGCACAACTAGATCTAGCACTGGAGACTGAATTTTTAAATCTTGTGCTTTCCAGCCCTAATTTAGCCACTGCCGCTGGCCGTAGCCTAGCAATTCGAAATGCAAATCAGGCAGATAATTTACTAGAAGCTGATGGGAACGGATTTACACTAACCACTCAAGAGCGTAGAGAATTAGAAAAGATTGTTGATTTTGGACTGCAAGTTGCAATTACCACAAGAGATACCCTTAACCTAGCACAGGATGTAATCAACACTGTGCGAAACTTGTCAATTAATGATTCATTATATCCAGAGACTCTAAAAGCAACCAAGGAAGCATTGATCAACAATTTTTATGATCAACTCACTCCAGCAGAAAAATCTATAATTAACGACTCTGGAATAGGCAGGACATTTAATACTCTCATAGGTGATGTTAACAATTCTGGTCAAACAATTATAGGAATATCAAACATAAGCCTGGTACCTTACACTGTGGCCGATAATACCCTGGAGCTAGGCACCACGCAACGTATTACTGATGCCCTGGTTGCACAATACATCAGTCAAAATGGCAGCATAACTGAAGAACAAGTCCGGGCCATTGAAAATTTAGTACTGACACAAAACGCAATCAACATTCAAAATCTTGTGGCAGCCAACATTGGTGTAGCAGATACAGAAATAAACCTTAACTTAATCAGGAATGTCAGCACTGATGCAGTAACAGATACGACCTTGCCCACTACAGATCAGGGTGACACTGAAATTCAAACTGTAGAAGTCACGGCCAACACCAGTGTGTCTAAAGCCATTAGAGACTCCCTGGGACTACCCAATCAAGGACCTATTCTTGAAAAACTAATTGACAAAGCTATTACTCTAGCATTAAATCAAATACCTGGATACCCTCAAATCAACAGTGCAATTGGCACAGCAAACAAAATTGTAAAAATTGGCGATATCGTAACCAATGTTGACCTATCGCCAGCAGAGACAGCATTAGCCTTGGCAAGACTTTTTGTGCCACAGATAAATCTTGTGGTACAAGGTTATAATCTTGTTACTGGTGGTGGCAGCGGTGGCGCAGCCGAAATTCTAGAACCCATCCCGGTAAACACCGCGGTTGATGCACAAGCAGGTGGTGCAGGCGAAGAAGAAGATCCTCCACCGGGTAGTATTGGTCCTGTTGCAGTTGACACCAATACGGATCCACAGGCTGGCAACAACACTACAACTAGTGTTCCGGCTAGTCAAGTAATTTCAGTAGCTGAAGGAGTTGGTGGAAATTATTCAGCTGTGTACAATCCAGCACAAGGAACATACAGCGTAATAAATGACGACACTGGTACTGTGGTGGTAGCTGGGCTAACACAAAATCAAGCCACTACCGCTGCCGTTGCATACTCTTCAGGCAACACTTCTGATATTGATATAAATGCCCCGGTGCAAAATGCTAGCCCGGCTGCAGTTACCAACTCACAAGATCCCAGTTTGTATCCCAATGGATTGCCATACGATGATGATGGTAACTTAAATCCTGGCTGGAGCCTGGATGAAAACAACAATCCTGTTTTTGTTGGCGGGGATTTTGTTGAACCTGCCACACAAGCATCGGCCGCTGCCTCCATTGCTGACGCTTCTAGAGTACTGGCATTAAAAAATCAAGCCAATTCTCAGGCTGCAATTGCCGCACAACGAAAACAGGCCAACGAAGGTGACTGGCGTGTTAAATTGCGCCTGGCCGAGGGTGCTGATTACTTGTATAGTGATCCCAGGATAAATGAAAATGGTGTGTTATGGCCGCTGACTGTTACAAACGGTGTGGTATTTCCGTACACACCGCAAATCAGCACCAACTATGCTGCCAACTACAATCATTATGATCTTACACATTCTAACTATCGCGGCTATTTCTATCAAAACAGCTATGTGGACGAAGTCACTATAACTGCAACATTTACAGCACAGGACACATCAGAAGCCAACTACATGCTGGCAGTAATTCACTTTTTCCGCAGTGTGACAAAAATGTTTTATGGTCAAGACGCCAATCGTGGACAGCCGCCGCCCTTGGTTTTCTTGCAAGGACTAGGCGAGTTCCAGTTTAATTTGCATCCTTGCTTGGTGCGTAGCTTTAGCTATAACTTGCCCAATGATGTGGATTATATACGTGCTCGAACAGTCAGCGTTGATGGCACCAATTTGTTAGGGCGCAGAGATCGGTCTAACCTGCCCAGTGGACCCAGCTGGTTGAGCAATCTGAGATTGGGCGCTGCCGGCTTGCAACCTGGTGGAGTGAACCCGCCACCAGCACCACCTACCCTGGGAACAACATTGCCAACATATGTGCCCACTAAATTAGATATGACTATTACATTGTTACCAACACAAACACGCAGTCAAGTCAGCAAACAGTTCAGTCTCAAGCAGTTTGCCAACGGTGACTTGGTCAAGGGAGGATTTTGGTAATGGCTGAATACACAAGCACCAGTCCTTATTTCTTAACACCATATACCACGTTTTATCTAGATCCCATGGTCAACAGACCTATACCTAGAGAAAACGATGATGTATTTTTCAAAATAAATCAAACATATCAGTACAGACCTGATTTGTTGGCATTTGACCTTTATCAACAACCGGGTCTATGGTGGGTGTTTTATCAACGCAACCCCAACACACTCACAGCGCCACCTTGGGACTTCACAACAGGTGTCAGTATCTATCTACCTACACTGGCAAATCTGCGCAACGCCCTGGGATTTTAATCAATGGCCACTATCCAATCTCTAGAAGCAGAACGAGCACGACTCTTAGCACGACGAGATGTGCTTGCCGCGCAATATCAAGCAGGCAATACTTCAGTTGTAACAGAAATACAAGACATAAACATACAACTTCGAGCAGTGGTCCTAGCAATTGAATCGCTAATTGCCGCCGGACCCCCAGTTAGTAGCGGGCAAGAACTAGCAAATGCACAACTGGCCAGAGACGACAGGGCTAGTATACAAAACCCACCAACTCCGCCGGGCACAACCACAAGTGATTCTGCCGCTGGCAACGACACAACATCTCCCCCAAATACATTCACAGTTGGTACCGATGGTAGATTTCGTAGCTCAACTGAAACACAGGCCAATCCTGCGCCCACATCACTGCCTGGCCCTGCTGGGTATGGTTCAGGTGCACAGGTGCTCGGTGGACCCACAGGAACAAACAATGCTGATGCAACACCAACAAATTCACCAGGAGTTGGTGCACCTGGAGAAGACTCATCGTCGGCAGCACCTGCTAGTTCAGGTACCGAAGGAACAGGTACAGGCAGTAATGATGTTGTCACACTGGTCAACAAAACGGCACGAGCCATTGTGCCACAGCCCAATGCATTAGATGGCTTGGCCAACTACACTTACAGTGCCAGCATTTATCTCATGAGTCCAGAAGACTATCAGCGACTCATGACCACAGGAAAAAAGTATCTTGCTGGATATCAACTGTTGATGCAAAGTGCAGGGGCTCCACAGCAGTCAGGCTTCACAGCAGACCCCAATATACAAAATGATGGCGGCGAAGTCAACGGCGGTGTAAGTTTAACGCAAGGTCGCAATCAATATTTTCCATTAGATTACTATCTAGACGACATTCAACTCACAAGCTTAATTCAAGGCAAAGGTACTGGTGGCGCACACAATGTAACAGAAATGAAATTTAGAATTGTTGAGCCAAATGGTATTACATTGCTTGACAATTTATACAATGCCACACATCAGTACATCACCATGGGCGGTGGAGCCAGTAAAAGTGTCACTGCCAGCAACTATGCCGCACAGAATTATTTGTTGGTGTTGAGATTTTATGGGTATGATCAAAATGGCAATGCAGTGATCACTCCTGACACAGCAGACCCTGCTGGCCGTAGCGATAATCGAGCCATTATAGAAAAGTTTGTTCCATTTCAGTTTACCGGTATCAAATTCCGTATAGCCAATCGTCTTACCGAATATGAATGCACAGCAGTTTGTCCCCAGAACGTTATCGGCACTGGACAGGGCCGAGGTGTTATACCTTATAACATTGAAATAACTGGTACAACCCTGCAAAATTTGTTCAATGGAAATATAAACTATACCAAACCCGGAGTAACAGCTTCTCCAGACAAGGCAGCGGCTGCACCCAACCCCACACTAAACAGTGGTCTTGTTCAGGCCCTGAACAAGTTTCAAGCAGAACAAGTCACAAGCAACACATATGATGTGGCCGATAGATACAAAATTATAATTAGTCATCCTGAAATTGCCAACGCCAGTATTGTACCACCAGGTCAAATTAATCGCTTGGCAGCACCCATGGTTGATGCAACCACTGCGGCACAGGCCAAAGATGGCACCAAACAAAGCATGAGCAACAATGCCAAAACAGTCAGTGCCACTGCTGGTATGAGCATTGTGCAATTCATTGATCTTGCTATACGCAGTAGTGATTACATCTACAAACAACAAACCAAAATCATTGACAAAGATGGCAAAGTAATACCACAAGGCACAGGGGCTCAAGCATTTGCATGGTACAGGATTGGCGTAGAAGCCAAGCCCATTAAAAAAGATCCCAAACGCAATGATGATGCCTATGAGATCACTTATGAGATTGCACCTTATGCCATTAATGATATCAAGAGCGAATATTTCCCCAAAGGAAAATTTCGTGGCGCACAGAAAAAATACAATTACTGGTTCACTGGAGAAAATGTATCCATACTGAATTTTGAACAAGATTTTAACTATCTCTATTATATCACAGTGAACAGTCGACAGTCTCCACAGACAACTAAGAATACATCTGACTATCGAGAAATAGAAAAACGATTGTTTGCACCCAACAGTCCTCAAACCAATCAAGGCGAAAAGGGTAATCGTAATGAGCCTGGTGCCAACGCCGCAGACTACTTGTACAGCCCAGCCGACCAAGGTCGAGTAAAACTTACAATTGTGGGTGATCCTGCTTGGATACAACAAGGTGAAGTATGGTCTGGTGTACGCAGTACCAAGAAAGTTGATAACGAAAATTACGATGCATATTTTGATGCATTTTTACCTGATGGCACAATAAATTTTGATGCACGTGAAGCATTGTTTGAAATCAATTTCAACAAACCAGCTGACTATGACCTACAGTCGGGTGTTATGAAAGTTTCTGGCACAAATGTTAAATCACAAAGTTACATTTACAAAGCTACAATTGTTACCAGCAATTTCCGACAAGGAAGATTTACACAAGAACTAGAAGGAGTTTTGTTGATATTTCCTGACCCAATTGCTCAAGTAAAACAAGACGCTGTCACAACTACCACAACCACAACCACAACTGAAAATCAGTCTGCTGCCGAGACAGCTAGACTTGAACGACTGGCATCTGCAGCCAATGGATTACCATCAATACCAACTACTTCAGTCACAGGTACAAAACCCACATCATCTCTGGCCAAGGGAACAGATCAAATTTTAAGACCTCCTGCAGTTGTAGTACAACCAACCCTATCTCAATTGCAAGCTAGTCCTGCGTATATCACAGCTCGTCGTGGAGGTGCAACACCTGCGGCAGCTTTAGAAATTGCTAGGTCTGCGTTTGCGTCGGGCACCAACAACTACGCAGGTGAGGCGTTGCCAGGTATCAGAATCACTACCAACAACGGCATAGTGAAAGATCAATAAGAGTTAACCAATGTCAAATAATATTCAACGCAGTCAAGGCCGTGGGAGCAGTTACAAATTTGATCGTGGGGGTATGCCCACAGAGTTTGGTCCATACATTGGTGTTGTCAAAAACAATGTTGACTCTGCACGTAGTGGACGACTACAGGTTTACATAGAACAATTTGCCGGTAAAGATCCTGCAAATAAAGACCTTTGGCGTACTGTGATGTACGTTCCACCTTTTTATGGAGTAACACCCAGAAACAATGCATCTAGCAGTGCTGGCCCTGGTAGCTACAAAGGTAATCAACAAAGTTATGGCATGTGGTTTACCCCACCCGACATTGGCACTCAAGTTATTTGTTTCTTTGTAGCAGGAGATCCAAATCAAGGTTACTATATTGGATGTGTGCCCGAGCCAGGTTCAACACACATGATTCCTGCTGTGGGTGCTACTGGAAAATTTGTGTCCAAGAACGCTGCCATGACAGCAGAAATTGACACTGCCAATGCCAAACAATTGCCTGTGGTAGAAATCAATAGTGAAAACACTGCCACATATGATAATCCAAGATTTTTTGCACAACCCAAACCTGTACACGATTATGTGTATGCTATGTTGTACAATCAGGGTTTGCTGGGAGATTATATTCGTGGACCAATTTCTTCCAGTTCGCAACGTGAAAGCCCCAGTGCAGTATTTGGTATGTCAACCCCAGGCCGTCCCATATACGAAGGTGGCTTGCTGGACAAAGACATCAAGCAACAGCTAGACTCGGGCAAACTTAAATTTACAGATGTTAGAATAGAAGGTCGTCGAGGAGGTCACAGCATAGTCATGGATGACGGTGACTTGATTGGTAGAGACAATCTTATACGAATTCGCACCGCCAAAGGTCATCAAATCACCATGAGTGATGAAGCTGATTGCTTGTATATCATTGCTGCCAATGGACAAGCTTGGATTGAACTAGGCAGCGAAGGTACAATAGATGTCTACAGCACAAACTCTGTAAACGTTCGTAGTCAAGGTGAAATTAATTTACACGCTGATAAAAATATCAATATCAATGCTGGCGAAAATCTCAACATACGCGGCAAAAATATTCAAATTGAAAGCCAAGAATCTATAAAACTTTCCAGCACAACTGATTTTACAATTTACAGTAAAACCAAAGTGGGTGTTCTTAGTGATGGCACTATTGCATTGCAAAGCGCACAGGGCGGTTGGAAAGCATCGGGTGCACTGAGTTTTAAAGCACAACCTATCAACCTCAACAGCGGCGCGGCTCCTGAGAGCGTGGATGCACCCAAACCCATAACTGAATACACATTAGATGATACTAAATTAACTGATACTGGTTGGCAAGTTGAAGCAGGTGCGTTGGAATCTATTGTGCCACGAGCACCCACACACGAACCGTATCCTTATCATAACAAAGGAGTACCAGTATCAGTTAGTTTTGAAGCAGACTCTAGCACTCCTGCATCTCCTGCGGTGACCAAAGCACTGGCGCCCACTGCAACGCAAGCAGTCACAAATCCGGTAACAGCGTCAGCAGTATTGACTACACCAATTGCGTCGGCCAAGGTTGGAGATTTGAACAAGGCAGAAGTAACAGGACTACTTGCACAGGCCAAAACAGCCACAAATCAGGCATCAACAGCAGTCAGTGTGGACAAGGGAATAGGACAGTTTGGGTTCACACCTGCAAAATTAGAAGCTTCAAAGTTTCTTAAACCTGGAACGCTGGCCCAATTAAACGCCGCACCTGTGCCTGCTCCCACTGCGGCTGACGCGGCCGAAGCCAAGCGCATCAATGCCACTGGGGGCAATGTTACTGCTCAACAAGTTGCACAAAGCAACAAAATTAATGCCATGTTGGCATCTCCTACAGTATGGACTGGTGCAAGTGGCGTCATCAGTTTAACCAGTTTGTTGGGCAATGATAAACTACAAGTTAACACTCAACAAGCATTGATGAACACCACATTGCAGGGCTTAAAAACATCTGGAATTGCCACAGGCAAAGAACCACTGTCTTCCTTATCGGCATTGACAGGCATGGCCACAGCGTATGGTGTTGGAGCAGTAGCCAGTCTAGTTAAAGGGACAGCACCAAATAATCTTAAAACAAACATGTTGAATACAGCAAAGAGTGCGCAATTCTCTACAAAATTTGTTGAAGATAAAGTGGGAGAATTTGCTGGTTTTGCAAAAACACCAAACAACGAATCTAATACAGTAAATCGTGACGCATTGGATGCTAAAATTGTGGCAGTATTAGATGATCAAAAAATTGACCCACCTAATTATAAGCCAATAGAACGTACATAAATATAGTCATGCCTACATTCATTGGATTCAACACAATAGATCAATTTAAAAAGTTCACACTTACTGATTTTGAACTGATAAAACGTGATCTTTCCAACGCATTTAACATACAACAGGGCGAATTACCTGGACGTCCAGGATATGGAACCACATTGTGGAGTTATGTGTTTGAAAATCAAACACCCACAACAATGGCGTCAATACTAGCTGAAGTACAGCGTGTGGCAGGTGGAGATCCTAGAATATATATTTCTGATACTCAAGTATACCCACAAGACAACGGTGTACTGATTGAAGTTCAAGTACAAGTTGTATCCAGCAGTACGGCTGAACGCCTGGCGATTTTCTTTGATCAGGAAAGTCGCAGAGCAAGCTTTATCTAAAACTCGGTACTTTATTTGCCACATAAATACTCGAACAGCGAGTAATCATGGCCAAGACCACACGACAAACAGCAATATTTGGGGTAGAGGACTGGAAACGTCTCTACCAAACCTACCGGGAAGCCGATTTCCAGTCCTACGATTTTGAAACTCTACGCAAGAGTTTTGTGGACTACTTACGTCTTTATTATCCAGAAACCTTTAACGACTATATTGAATCAAGTGAATTTATCGCCTTGCTTGATGTTATGGCTTTCATGGGCCAATCACTTGCATTCCGTAATGATTTAAATGCTCGTGAAAACTTTCTAGACACTGCTGAACGTAGAGACTCGGTTGTGCGTCTTGCCAATCTAGTAAGTTACACACCCAAACGTAATACAGAATCGCAGGGATACATCAAAGTAAATTCAATATCAACTACTGAAAGTGTCACTGACTACAACAGTATTAACCTAGCAAACGTCACAGTTAATTGGAATGATCCTACCAACCCCAGTTGGCTCGAACAGTTCACAGCCATCGTCAATGCCGCACTAGTTGATAGTCAAAAATTTGGCCGTCCGGGCAACAAGCAAACTATCCTGGGAGTTGGTACTGATGAATATACCATAAATCTTATTCCTGGATTTCTTCCTGTAATTCCGTATGCATCAATTGTAGATGGCATTAACATGCCGTTTGAAGTGGTAAGTGGCACAAGCATTGGTCGAGAATATGTGTACGAACCTCCACCACAGCCCAATGGTGCATTTAACATTTTGTACCGTAATGATAGTCAAGGATTTGGTTCAGACAACACTGGTTTCTTTTTCTTGTTCAAGCAAGGTGTATTGCAAAGTCAAGACTTTAACTTGTCTGAGGCTATTCCCAACCGAACAGTCAACATCAACATTGAAGGGTGTAACGAGAATGATCACTGGTTATACAAACTAGATGAACTAGGCAGTGTTGCATCAGAATGGAAATTTGTCAGCAATATTTTTGCCGGCGCAGTTGAACAACTGGCTCCTGACCAACGTGAACTCTATAGTATCACAAGTCGTGCCAATGATCAAATTACTTTGACCTTTGGTGATGGCGTATTCTCCAGTGTTCCAGTTGGATTGTTCCGCACTTATGTACGTGCTTCTAACGGATTGCAATACATTATCAATCCTGAGGAAATGCAAAATATTGTTGTACCTATCAGCTACATTAGCCGAGCAGGTCGACTGGAAACTATCACGTTTACATGTGGTATTACAACACCAGTTACTAATGCACAAGCACGTGAATCAATTGACGAAATTAAACAACGTGCTCCTGCACGTTACTACACGCAAAATCGCATGGTCAACGGAGAAGATTACAACAACTTCCCGTTTACATTGTATAACTCTATTATCAAGAGCAAGGCATTAGCACGTAGTTCCACCGGCACAAGTCGCTATATTGATCTTACAGACATCACTGGAAAATATTCCAGCACAAACATTTTTGCCAGTGACGGTGCAATCTATCGTGAAAATGTTTTGCCAAGTTTTGATTTTGCTTGGGCCACACGAAATGAAATTGTAGATGTGATTGTCAACTCAGTAGAACCCACGGTTGCTGGTAGAAGCATGTTGCAGTTTTACTACAAACTTGGCAACTTCCCAAGACCACCTCTCACAGTGTTAAATGCTGGCTGGAGTCAGAGCACTAGTTTAGTAAATGAAACCACCGGCTACTTCTATCAAAACAATGCGTCATCACCATTGAGTATTGGCCCATATACTAGCAATAATGCTCAGTACGTTACTGTGGGAAGTTTGATTAAATTTATTCCACCGGCTGGCAAATATTTTGATGCAACCAACAGACTTCAAACTGGCACTCCAACACGAGCTGATGAAAAACTAGTGATCTGGGCCGCAGTATCTGCAGTAATACTAGAAGGTACTTCTCAAGGGGCTGGTAATTTACCAGACGGCACTGGACCAGTAACTTTGAATAATTTTGTGCCCACGGGCGCATTGGCTGATGTTGTAATTCCTAAATTTGTTGATAATTTGCCCACCAGTTTAGAACAAAGCATGATACAACAAATTGAATTGTATCGTAATTTTGGATTAGGTTATAACAATCTCACTGCCACTTGGTATTTGATTACCAGTACTAACCTAGCACAAGATGCGTCATTTAGTCGCAGCTATGCTCAGAACACACAAGGCTTAAATCTTGATGCGTCATGGCTGGTACAATTCACAACCGACGGCGAAAGCTATGTTGTGATAACTCGAGGACTAGATTATAAATTTGCATCAGTTCTACAAACTCGTTTCTTCTATGGTGGTAGCGGTGAAGTATATGACAGCAAAACTGGTTTAGTCATCAATGATTTTGTTAGAGTATTAAAAACCAACTCTAGACCAGATAGTAACGTACCGTTACCATCTGACATCACAACAGATATCATCGGACAACCAATTCAAAGTGACGGATTTGTCAATGACTACGAAGTTCTTATTAGCTTCCGAGACAGCGACGCCGACGGCATTGCCGATAACCCAGATTTCTTTGATGAAATTGTTGGCATAGTTCCCACAACACCTACTGCAACATCTCCTTGGGTGTTTTTCCAACAAGTGACTGACTTTGACGACCTTGAAAGATATTTGCCATTAGATCCGGGCGTGGTTAATAGTTCGTTTGCTACTAAAGATGCAATTGAAGTTGTCAAAAGCGAATTTGTCAACGGACAAATTTTTTATGCATATCAAAGCGGATTGTTTTACGAGCTTGTGATAACCATTATAAATGGTATTTTACAACGCACGTTGACCGAGCGCACTGATTATAAAACACTAGTTGGGCGCGGTGGCCTGGGATTCCAATATCGGCATAACAGCCCATTGACAAATATTATTGATCCTGGCGTTACAAACATTATTGATATGTATCTAGTGACCAACAGCTACTATACCGAATATCAAAATTATATTAAAGATACCACAGGCACAGTTGCTGAACCAGCACCGCCAACTATTGCTGAACTTTCTACTGCTTACTCAGGGTTGAATGATTATAAAATGATAAGTGACAATATTGTACTAAACTCAGTTGTGTTTAAGCCACTATTTGGAGCCAAGGCACCAGCTGAATTACGTGCAACTATCAAAGTTGTGCGAGCACAAAACACAGTAGTGTCGGATACCGAAATCAAAAGTCAGGTTATAGCCAACATCAACAGTTATTTTAGTATTGACAAATGGGATTTTGGAGACAACTTCTTTTTCTCAGAACTGGCTGCATACTTGCACAGACAGCTGGGATCAATCATAAGTTCAGTAGTGCTGGTACCACTAAACCCTTTAAAAACGTTTGGCGACTTGTATGAAATCCGTTCAGCCCCTAGCGAAATATTTGTCAGTGCAGCCACAGTGGCCGACGTTGAAGTTATTGATGCATTGACACAAAGCAACATACGCAGTCAAACAACCGTATCTGGACTGTACCCAGTGACCACTATAGGAGCCGCAGGCTCAACTATCAGTCAGACTGGAACTGAACCGTTGACAACAAGTGTCACAACTAGTAGTGGTAGCAATAGTAGTGGTGGAGGATATTATTAATGGCATCACGTAGGACAATAGATCTCTTACCAGAAATTTTTCGTACAGACACAAACAAAAAATTTCTTGCAGCAACACTTGATCAATTAACTCAAGAGCCCAACCTCAAACGCACACAAAGCTTTGTTGGCCGACGTGTTGGTCCTGGCGTTAATCCTGCAAACAACTATGTAGTAGAGCCAACAACAACTCGCAGTAACTATCAACTTGAACCAGGTGTAACGTTTTTAAAACCTAACACCACACAAGTTCAAGATACTATTACCTATCCAGGATTTATAGATTCATTGGCATTACAAAATGGCGATGTGACACATCAGGATCGTTTGTGGGAAAGTGAATATTACTCATGGGATCCATTCTGTGACTTAGATAAATTTGTAAACTACAGTCAATATTATTGGTTACCAGGCGGCCCTGAATCAGTTGACGTTGCAGTAGAAGCAGTTCCGTTGAGTGATAGTTTTGATGTCACACGCACTGACATTAGCTATGCTTTTTCAGGTGTGGCTGGAACCAATCCCACAATTACATTGGCTCGTGGTGGCAACTACTCTTTTAATGTTAACCAAGTGGGTTACAATTTCTGGATACAGGCAGCGCCTGGCATCAGTGGCCGGTTGCCTGCAACACCAAATGTCAGCAGCCGTGATGTGTATGGTGTAGTTAACAATGGTGAAGACCAAGGCACTGTGGAATTTTATGTTCCACTAAAAACAACGCAGGACTTTTATTATAATCTTGTTGAGATAACCCCAGTTGATTTAGTAACACCTACTATCAAGTTTAGCCAAGTCAATAATGTTTATGTGGCAGATTTTTTAGCGCAATATCCAACTGGCATTGACGGAATTACTCAACTAAGTGGAAGAACAATTGTTTTTACAAACACCATTCAAGGTGCCGAAGCCGGCGGTTGGCAAATCATCACCGATGACAGCACAGTGGTTGATATTACCATGCAAAGTCAACGCTACAGTGTTTGGAGAATTAACTATGTAACCGGTATCAATGGGTTGCCATACATGCAATTAGAGAGCATTTTATCGGTACCTAATCTTAGACGCTTCCGCATTCTTTACGGTGAAACCTACAGCTCTACACAATTTTACAAAGACGCATCAGGATATTTTGAACAAATTCCGTTGCTTACTGCGGCACAAGATGTACTATACTATCAAGACAGTGCAAATCCAGAACTTTTTGGACAAATTCGATTAGTTGATTCCACAGTCACATTGCCAATTGACATTAATGAAATTATTGGCGCCAAGAATTACACCAGTCCCAATGGTGTTGTGTTTACCAACGGGCTTAAAGTGCAATTCCGCGGTGCGGCAACACCAGCACAATTTCAAAATCTTGAATACTATGTTGAAGGTGTAGGCACAGGTCCGGGTATCACTGCCAGAGTTGGATTTATTAATGGCGAAGCCTACTTTGGTGCATTTCATACTCACCAAGGACAAAAAATGACTGGTTTGATGCATAGTACCACTGTGTATCATCAATACATTTATGACACAATAGAAGAGAGTTTGCTCAACCCAGGTCTTGGCGGGCCCACAGGTGCCGCCATACCACAAGATCCAGTTGCAGGCGCAGCCGAAGGTAATGGTATTTGTTTAATTCCTGCAAGTGCAATGGTCACTCCTGAAACTTATACCAAGAGTGCAGTAACACCTTATGATAGCACAGCATATGATATTGGGGCATTTGATGCCAGCCTAAATGCCCCGCTAATTCCTGACTATCTTACACAAAATCGTGCCAGTGCAGATCGTAACGCCTGGAGCCGTAGTAATCGCTGGTTCCATGTTGATGTTATTAACTACACTGCGGAAATCAATGGTAGCTCTCCAGTGGTCAACAATGATCAACGAGCACGACGACCCATTATTGAATTTCGTGCCAATCAACGTCTTTGGAACAATGGTACACTGGCCAAAGACCCAGTTAACGTAATTGATTTTTCACAAACCGATGCCCTAAGCAATATCAATGGACAAATTGGTTATGGTGTTGATGGATACACATTTCTTGAGGGTACCAGAGTAATATTTGCTGCCGACCGAGATCCTCAAGTGCGCAATCGAATTTATCAAGTGACTTTTATTGATCCCATTAACTCTGGCACGCTGGTAATTGATTTGGTACCCACACTTGATAGTGCACCCTTGATTGAAGAAACAGTGGTCAGCATTAACGGTGCTATTCAACGAGGCCAAACACACTGGTTTGATGGCGTAACATGGCAATTGGCACAACAAAAATCAGGCGTTAACCAAGCCCCGTTGTTTAACGTATACGACAACAATGGTTATAGTTTTGGTGATAGAACAATTTATCCTAGCTCAACATTTATTGGTAGCAAATTATTTGGGTATGCTGATGGCGGCAATTTAACTTTAGACCCTGTGCTGGGGCTAAGTTTACAATATCTCAATATCAATAATGTGGGCGATATTGTGTTTGATAATTATTTTTACAACGACACGTTTGTTTATGTAAAAAACAGCACCAGCTCCGAACTCAATATCAGCACTGGTTTTGTAAGACAATATATTGATCGAATTAGTTTTTCTGACTTACTGGGATGGCAGACAGCAGCCGCACAAAATCGCAGCCGCCAAGTATTTCAATTTACATACACCGGATCAACACTAACGCTAGATGTGCCAGTGGATGTGGATTCCATCTATCCTCCTATACAAATTTATGTTGAAGGATTGTTTATTGATCCTGGCAATTATACCTATAACATTGTTGGATCAACCACAGTAATTACTTTTACAACACAACCAGTTGTTGGCACAATTATTGAAGTTCAGGTAATATCTAATCAAGCAAGTTCTATTGGCTATTATCAAGTACCGTTAAACTTAGAAAATAATGCAGTAAATGGTAACAGTGCTGAATTTACATTGGGAACTGTGCGCACACACTACGAAAGTATAGGACAAAATCTTCGTGGAATTCAAGGACCAATCAATGGTGCCAACAACAGCCGAGATCTAGGTAATATTTTACCTTACGGCATTGAAATTGTACAACATAGTTCTCCTCTAGTATTGCCTGGTGTATTTTTACGACGTCAGCAATATGAGTTGTTTAACTCGCTAAATTACAACAATCAAGAATACAACAAATACAAAGCATTATTATTAGATTTAGCCAGCCGTGGAGATTTTGTAAACTCCACATCAACACAAGTACTGGATGCAGTAACTCAAGAAATTTCTATAGGTCGCAACGAACTGTTCCCGTTCTACTGGAGCGATATGTTGCCAGCTGGTGAAACATATAATCAGTTAAACTATACTGTGACACCCATATCTACTGGCACGTTTGATCTCACACAAGTTTATGATTTTACATCATCTAATTTCCAAAGTGTGTTGGTGTACCTAAACGGAGAAATACTAACACGTGGGCCAGAATACACAGTCACTGATGGCGCCGCAACTGTGGTATTGTCAGTTGCGTTGACCACTGGGGATATTGTTGCTATTCGAGAGTATCCCACAACTTACGGAAGTTTTGTACCTAACACACCCACAAAGATGGGATTGTATCCTGCATGGGAACCAGTGATTTATATTGATGAAAGTTACCTCGAACCCACACAAGTGATTCGTGGTCATGATGGTAGTATTACAGTTGCATTTGGTGACTACCGAGATCAGGTGTTGCTTGAGTTTGAGACACGCATTTATAATAACTTAAAGATTGTATCCCCAATCCCATTGGATGTAGCAGATGTAGTACCCGGACAGTTTAGAACCACTGACTATACACTAGATGAAATTAATAATATTTTACTACCTGACTTCTTGAGTTGGATTGGTTGGAACAAGCTAGACTATACTGCTCAGACATATCTAGCCGGTGATCCATTTACTTACAACTATAGTCAAAGTGGTGATCGCCTTACCAAACAGCCATTGCTAGGTGCGTGGAGAGGGATATACAATTATTTCTACGATACCACAACACCCAATACAACTCCCTGGGAAATGCTAGGTTTCTCAGAAGAACCATCATGGTGGCAAGAACAATATGGTTCTGCACCTTACACGTCGGGCAACTTGGTGTTGTGGGAAGATCTTGAAGCAGGTTTGATTGCAGATCCTATTAACCCTAGAATTGATCCTCGCTATGCTAGACCGGGCTTAACACAGGTTATTCCATCAGGTGATGAAGGCCAGTTACTCGACCCACTTGATGCTGTGGTGGGTAATTTTGATTCCACAAGTTTCCGGCGCAGTTGGGCATTTGGTGATGACGGACCAGTTGAATCAGCATGGCGCACTAGTTCAGCATGGCCGTTTGCTGTGATGCGTTTGTTGGCACTAACAAAACCTGCACAATTTTTTAACTTGTTTGTGGATCGTGATCGTTATGTGTACGATGATGCACTAGAACAATATTTGTGGGACCAACGTTATCGTATTGTTCCAGAAAACATTCAACCACTGTATGGTAATGGTGTGAGTCGAGCCAGTTACATTAACTGGATCATTGATTACAATCGACAACGTGGTGTTGACAGTAGTCAGCTGTTGGCCAACACACTTCATTCTCTCAATGTTCAATTATGCTGGCGCCTGGCATCGTTCTCTGACAAACGATATCTTAAAATTTATACTGAACGTAGCACACCTACTGGACAAAATGCCAGTCTGCTATTGCCAGATGAAAGTTATCAGCTGTTGCTGTACCAAAACTCACCACTAGAATCTTCAACTTACAGCTCAGTAATTGTTCAAACAACCAGCGATGGCTGGGCGGTGCTCGGTTACAATAGTCAAGCCAGCTATTTTGAAATATTAGCTTCACGACCAACTGGCGTAACAATTACAATTTCGGCTGGCGGAAGTGCAGAGCGTGTGCCAGTTGAATATACTAACACTGTTGTGCGTGTACCTTACGGATTTGTTTTCACTAATCGAGCCGCACTGTGCGACTTCTTGATGAGCTATGGTGAGTTGTTGACTCAACGTGGATTTACTTTTGAAGGCACTGAAAACGGATACATCATGAACTGGACTCAAATGGCTCAGGAATTCTTGTACTGGAGTAATCAGGGTTGGACTAGTGGTAGCATTATTAATCTTAACCCGGGCGCCACTCGTATATCAATTACTCGCCCGGGTGTGGTTGCCGAAAGCTTGTCACCACCACGACTTGATAGCATTATATTAAATCAAAATAGCCAAGCCATACCACCTGGCAATCTTGTTATTGATCGTTTTGAAAATACATTGCGTGTTACTAGTTTAAACGCAGACACCATTAACTACTTGAATGTTCGATTTACAGCGTTTGAACATGTCATGGTGTTAGATAACCGCAGTATTTTTGCTGACTTGATATATGATCCTGTAACAGGTGCACGACAAAGTCGTGTACTAGTATCTGGATGGCTCAGCGGTGACTGGAACGGAACAGTTAATGCACCGGGATTTGTGCTCAACCAAGATAATATTCAAGAATGGATGCCAAATCGCAAATATACCAAGGGTGATATTGTGCTGTTTAAAGATCAATACTGGTCAGCCGGCACTATTATTCAGCCCTCTGCCAAATTTGATTATAGTGTTTGGATCAAAAGCGACTACGCCGACATACAAAAAGGATTGTTGCCCAATAGCCCTAATGCAAGTGACCAACTGTCATTGTCTTATAGTGTGTACAATGCCAATCTTGAAACCGAAGTTGACTTGTTTAGCTATGGTTTGATCGGGTTCCGACCACGACAATACATGGCAGCACTGAACCTAGATGATGTTAGCCAAGTGCAACTGTATCAACAATTTTTGGGCAGTAAAGGCACAAGACCTGCCGCTGAAATATTTACTTTTGCTGATCTTGGCAAAGAAGTTGCACAATATGACATCTATGAATACTGGGCAATGTTGCGTAGCACTTATGGTGCCAATGCTAACCGTAGTTTCTTTGAAGTTCTATTAGAAGCAGCCAAATTAGAGAGCAATCCAAGTTTAGTACAAATAATCCAACCTAACACAGAAAGTCAGGCTGATCAAACAGTATTTGTTTCAGATATTTTAAAGAGCAATTACAAGATTACTTCTCCTAACATACTGCCCACCACATTAAACACGCCAGATAATTCGTTACCGGGCGCAGGGTATGTTGATATAGATGATGTTGATATTACAGTATTTGATCTGTCAGATAATAATGTACTTGCCGCACAATTAGATACCATTGGTGTTGATACTTCAATCTGGGTTGCCCGAGTGAACACTTATGATTGGACTGTGTACCGTGCTGAGAAAGTACCGGGCACCATAGTCAAAGTAGAAGACAATCTTGAAAGTGCAAGCATTGCAACATTTAATCAAGCACACGGACTCACTGCCGGCAATACATTAATTATCAAATATTTTTCTAACGATATCAATGGCGTGTACCAGGTACTTGCAGTTCCGACCATTACAACTGTGGTAATTGATTATACATTTTCTGGTTTTCAAACTGCAGAAACTGGTGTTGGTCTTGGACTCACATTGCAGCCTAGCCGAGTACAACAGCCTGCTGACGTATCCATATTGCCTTATGCTGATCAGTTATTACCAGGAGTAATGGCCTGGGTAGACAATGACGGCACTGGGCACTGGATTGTGTTGGAAAAAACAGATCCATTTGTAGAAACCGCAACTCTAGTACCAAAAGCACCTGAGCCTTACAGCCAATATGGTACAACTGTTGCCCAAGGACTGTCTAATTTGAGCGCACTAGTTGGCGCACCAAACTACAACCCTAGTAATTCGGCCAGTGCCCCGGGTATAGTATACAGTTATGTAAAAAATGATCGGGACATATACGAACAGAATTCTCTATTGACATTGAATACCACCGACACAACTGGGTACGGAAATGCAGTTGATATTGGTGACCAGTCATGGGCAGTGATTGGCGCTAGCCAAAGTAACTCCAATCAGGGATACGTTACTACAATTTATGTAAAACCTGGCAGCAATTTCTTTGAACAACGACAGCTATTGGTCGCACCTGATCAAGATTTTGCCAATGGCGAGTTTGGTTATGCTGTGGTGATGAGCATGAATGAGCGTTGGATGTATATTTCTGCACCTGGACTCAATCGTGTGCATGCTTATAATCGTGTTGATGTTGAACAACAATCAGTAGAGTATCTCACAAGTAGCACTGTCATAAGTTACAACTGGAGTAATTATATTGTAGCTGATTACACCAAACCTGATCAGATCAGTGTGGTGTTAGACAATGTGTTACTGACATACGCAACTGACTACACAGTAACTCCAACTAATATAACGTTGTTTGGTGCTCCATCAGACAACAAGCTTTTAACAATTAGTAGAAGAAATGTTGTTCAATTGGATCAAGCATTGGTGCTAGGAGTTACAGCAACCACCACAGGACCAGGATCAGGTGCTGAATTTACAGTAAACAACGTTCGGGGCGTGTACACAATAAACTTAACAGCCGCTGGCATAGATTATAACGTTAGTGATATTTTAACTATTAACCAAGACACAGTTGCCACATCAGATGCAATTCCGCCTGCACCTATTGTGACTTCTTATGTAAGCGGCGCTGGCGTTACAATAACAGTTGCTAATACCACCGGTATTATGCCAGGCATGATAGTTGTTGGTACTGGATTTACACAAGGGCAATACGTTGAAGTAGTTCCCAACGGAACACAGCTTGTGCTAAATCAATCACCCAATGGTGCTGCCAGCGGAGCATTGACATTTAGCTACAATATTCAAGTGTTTGTTACCGAAGTTAATGTTCTCACAGGTGCTATAGTTGACTTTACTGTCAGCGGTGGCACCGGAGTAACAACTCAAACTGAATACAATATCACAAATTATCTTGCAACAGTGACTGACATTTACTCATTCTCAGTAAAAGTAGATAACGTGTTGCAACGTCCTAAAATGGACTACGATTTTAACAGCGACAGTAGCATTGTGGACCCAATGATTCTGGTGTTTACTACTGTGCCCCCGGCCGGGGCCGTGATAACAGTTTCTAGTGAAAGTTACTTTAATTATGTTGGAACATTGCCCACTACTGGTCTAGGTCTAGTGGGCGGGGAGAGATTTGGCCAAAGTATTGCTTGCGACCAAGATGGTAGTCAAGTTACTGTGGGATGTCCGGGCAAAGATAATAATACTGGAGTGGTCTATATATTTGACCGAAACACGCAACGATTTATAGTTGACAATTCCACACAAACTGAATATCAGACCATACAAGACCTCGAAATACCGGGATTTATATCTGTAACACAAAATGGCGTGGTAATGATTCCAAGCGGTCTGAACATCAATGGTCAATACACTGTTGATGTAACTGATCCTGCAGATCAATTTGTAAACATTACATCTACATTAAACGTAGGAGATGTGATTGAAATTTCAACCAATCAATTTACGCTGTTAAAGACAATTGAATCAGTGTTACCTGCTGAAGGTAATCAGTTTGGATCTAAATTAGATCAATGTCCAACTGATTACGGCGTGTACATTGCATCGCCCTTTGATTCGTCAATACAAGAAGAAGCTGGCAGTGTTGAGTTTTATCAAAATCAAACAGAAGTATACGGATCTATAACATCTACCATTGCCAGCCCTGTACTCACTGCAGGAGAATATATTAGACTTGACAACACCTATGTTGAACTAACTGGCACTACTATAAGTGCATTAGTTGATGATATTGTGGCAGCACAAGTACCAAATATTACTGCCACGCTAACTCCAAACTTGACCTTGGAAGGTGACGGCTCTACAAAAATATTTGATGTAGGTAGCATTTATTCATCTGCCGCATCAGTAACAAGCACTGTCGTTTACGTTAATGGAGTACTACAGAATTATGGTTCAGAGTATACCTACAATAGTTCTACACAACAAATTATATTCACAACTGCACCGTATAATACTTCAAATATTTTAGTTGTATCGGGTCGAATTATAATTTCTGTTGAAAACTTCAGTGCATCAGTTCCGGGAAATCGACTAAAAGTTCTTCCAGGAACCGGAACGTTGTTTGCTGATCTTGGTATGAATTCGTATGCATATACCCAAACTATTGTAAGTCCAGTTCCACAAAAATTTGCACATTTTGGCCAAGGTTTGTATATTAGCGAAAACACAACCACACTAATTGTAGGTGCCCCAAATGGCAGTATGATTCGTGCAACAACATTTGATTTAGATCAAACAGTATTTGATAGTGATAGCACAAGTTTTTCTGACACTACTCTTAACAGTGGCGCAGTGTATTCGTTTGATGCACTGAGTGCAGTTAATGCATCTGTTGACAACCCAAAGCAGTTTGTGTTTGGCCAACAATTTACCAACAATAATTTACAATCTCTAGATCAGTTTGGCACCGCAGTGGACTATACTACAGGTATTTTATTAGTAGGCACGCCAGGATACGATCGTGGTGACAGCAGTGGCGCAAACTTTGGACAAGTTCTGCAATACCATAACTTAGACAATCTTCCAGCTTGGCAAATCAAGCGACGTCAACAACCGGCAGTGGATATCTCTTTAATGGACACTGTATTCATGTATGATCGTGTCAGCGGAAATACCAAACAATACTTTGACTATTTTGATCCGTTACAAGGCACTGTATTGGGAGTCGTTAGACAAAATCTTGATTTTATTGGTGGGGTCAATCCTGCAGCCTACAATGTTGGCCCACTCAACAACTACGGCGTCAAGTGGGGTGAAGAACGTGTGGGTCAAATTTGGTGGGATACCAATAACGTTCGATTTATTGATCCACACCAATCTATTGGCATTGACACGAGTGATATTGTGTATGCCAGCCGACGTTGGGGACAATTGTTCCCTGGTAGCACAGTAGATATGTATCAATGGATAGTAAGTGATGTTGCACCAGCAAATTACACAGGCCCGGGCATGCCTAAAGATATCACTAGCTATGTAATTTCATCATCATTGAGTGATCAAGGATTTGTGACCACACAATATTATTTCTGGGTTACTGGAATCAGCACAGTGAATACTGCGGCACGTAAGACTCTAAGCATTGACACACTGAGAAATTACATAGAAAATCCACGTGCAAGTGGTATTGCATACATTGCACCTATTAATTCTAGCACTATTGCTATCTATAATGGATTGCAATACATTTCAGCAGATGACACTATCTTTCACATTGAGTTTGATAAGCAATTTACCGAAGCAGCCGTGCACGTTGAATATCAACTTATTCCTCAAGGCCGAGCTGACGGATTTTTAAACGATACGCTGTATCGTAAAATGCTAGATAGCTTCACAGGATCTGACACTACGGGCAACCCTGTGCCTGATCCATTCTTGAGCCCCACCAACCAGTATGGCGTAGAATTCCGTCCAAGACAAAGCATGTTTGTCAATCGCTTTCTGGCATTGAAAAATTATCTAGGACAGGCCAACACAGTGTTGGCACAGTTTCCAATAGTGGAAACTCGAAGCCTGGCTCTGCTAAACAGTTACGATCCAGAGCCGGCTGCATCTACTGGCGCCTGGGACAAGAGAGTGGCCAATTTAGAAGAATTGAGTTATCAAAATCTTGATGCAGTTTCACTTGGTTACAAATACCTTGTGTCAAGTGACAGCAACAACAATGGTTTGTGGACCATATACCAAGTTGCAGCCATTGGTACATTGTTGGGCGAAGTTGGATTAAACTTAATACGTGTACAAAATTATGATACACGAAACTACTGGAGTACCATTGATTGGTACAGTCCAAGTTACAACCAGTACACTCGTATCTCACTTGAAGTACCAAATGAATCAGCGTTGGAAACAATCACAGTGGCTGAAGGCAGTGCAGTTAAAGTAATTGCAAATGCCCAAGGCAAATGGGAAATTTATCTATATTCATCAGGTACCTGGACCAGAGTTGGATTACAAAATGGCACAGTTGAGTTTTCAACTGTGTTATGGGATTATGCCGCGGGAAGATTTGGATTTGACAGCGAAGTATTTGATGCGCAGTATTATGATCAATCACCAATTGTTGAAACACGCAAAATTATTGAGGCAATCAATCAAGAGTTATTGATAGGTGATTTGCTGATAGAACGTAACAATTTGTTGATGTTAATATTCAATTACATCCTCAGTGAACAACAAGCACCAAATTGGTTGATCAAGACCAGTTTAATTGATGTTGATCACACAATTCGTGATCTAGTACCGTTCCAGATATATCGTCGAGACAATCAAGATTTTGTACTGGATTATATCAATGAAGTCAAGCCATATCATGTACAAATACGTGAGTTTAATCTCAAGTATCAGGGCCTTGACAGATACCTTGGATCTCTAACAGATTATGATTTGCCTGCCTACTACGACCCACTGCAACGACTATTTGTCAGCCCGGTATTAGATAACACTGGCACTTTGAGTACAACTTCAAGCGTACCAAGTACAAGTCCTATTTGGCAAACATTCCCTTACAATCAGTGGTTTCAAAATTATTTGTTAAGCATTGAATCCGTAACTATTGTCAGCAGTGGATCAGGATATGCAGTAGCACCTGAAGTTGTAGTCACTGGCAGCTGTTTGCGACAAGCTGTTATGACTGCAAGAATTAACAGTGCAGGCGAAGTGGTTGAAATTACTGTACTTGATGCAGGCGTAGGATATTCTGAAACTGCAACAATTACATTTGACAGTGGCTCAGGGTCAGGTGCATTGGCTGTGGCAGTAATGGGTAATGACCAAGTTCGTAATATTGTTACAACTATCAAGTACGATCGTTACCAATATGCAAGTACAGTACAAGAATGGGTACCAAATGTCAACTATGACAACGGAGATCAAGTTCGTTACGCCAACATAGTATGGGCAGCCAACAGCGATGACAGCACTGGCGTGCGTTCCGCAACATTTGATCCTACTCAGTGGGTCAAAGTTGATGCCGCAACACTCAGTGGTGTGGATCGAACCATGGGATTTTATACACCTACTGTAAATCAACCTGGACTTGATCTTGCTCAATTGATTTCGGGTGTGGATTATCCTGGAGTACAAGTTGATGCCCCTGACTTTGATCAGAATACCGGATTTGATGTTGGTAATTTTGATGTCAACCCATATGATAACATTTCTTATGGCCCAGAAGGTGCACCCACATATGATCCTGCTATTCTTGATGCCATCTATGAAAGCAATTTTGTTGATCCGTTTCTGGGAACATTACCCACCAGTATCAACGTTGATGGCGGGGCATTTGTGGATACCTATGAAAGCCATGCACCTGAAGAACTAGTACCTGGCATCACATACGACACACTGGATTTCCGTGTGTACACAACGCCCGGCGCAGATTGGTCTGACGACGGACATGGATTCCCAATGGGACAACGTAAATTTGAATACGACCCTGCCAGTCCTGAATTAGATTTTACCGGAGTATTGACTTATCCTGTGCAAGTGAGAGTGTTTAACCAAACCACAGGTGTTGAGCTATCACTTGATATAGATTATACCGTAGACTGGGTAAATTTTGTTGTTACTATGTTGTCTTCGAATGGTGCAGGAGATATTATTGCAGTAGTTGCCTATGCGCTGGGTGGCGGTAATCAAACTTATACTAACAGCTATGTCGGAACTGACTTTGTTGACAACGCAGTTATTATCCCTTACCCTTATGCATTGATAACTGATTTTGCAATTTTTGCTAATGGCGTTCAAGTAAATGGATCTGACTCGTCTATTTCGGGAATAATAACATATACTGCAAGTGCAGAGGGAACAGGGTACACTTTGATTCAGTTCTCTGGAGCATACACAGCCGCTGATAGAATTACAATCACTGCTCTTGGAAATACCACAAACACCGGATGGAGCACTCCAGTTACACAATATATTCTAAGTGACGGAAGCTTGTCTTACACATTAACCAATAGTGTTCAAGGGACTAATCCTGTCAACGCAATAGTTAACAAGAATGGCGTAAGAGCTAGACCATCTCAAGGCATTGGATATACTGGAAACGGATCACAAGTCACTTATGCATTACCTGATCGCGGTGGATATGATCAAGCCTTGATTGGCGGCAATGATGTCAGTGTTTATATTAATAATGTTGCACAAACATTGGGTGTAAACTTTGTACTTGATCCTTACGATGGAAGTACAGTTCGTTCAGTCACACTCACAACAGCACCAGCTGTGGGCGCAACGGTACTAATATCAGTTCGAACCAAGGCACAGTATTGGATTGTAGGTAACACCATTACATTCCAGCCTGCGCAGGGTTTGATTCCTGTGCTCGGCGATGTTATTACAATAACTACGTTCAATGATACTGCTGAACAAAACATGATAACACATGTATTTGTTGGTCCAACAACACAAGGTACACAAATTGCCGAAGGATACGATTATACATTATACGACGAGGGAACTATCCCAGGTGCATTGGGATCTTTTGATTATTCAACTGGTATTATTGTAAGTTCTAATACTTTTGATATTGAACAAACAATACTTTCGCCTGAGCGGCTAGTGGTCACATTGGACGGTAGTTACTTGTTTCCTGATACAGGATACACGGTTAGCGGAAATGTTGTGACTGTGCTAGGTACAGTAATTAGTACTGCTCAATCAGTGGCAATTACTAGTCTTGCTCAAGAAGTAGTTCCATCAGCAATGGCATTCCGTATTTTTCAAGACATGCGTGGGCAACAAACTACATATCGTATTACGCCAAGCACCACGGCAACTGTTATTCAGGCAGTGCTTGCTACCGATGATATAATCTATGTAGATAATGCCAATGCGCTGGCACAACCTAATTTACCCAATGGCTTCTTTGGTCTTGCAACAATCAACGGTGAACGTATTGCATATCGCTATCGAGACACCGTGGCAAACACAATCAGTGGACT